TTCCGTGCTTACTTATTGTCAGGCTATTGTGAAGTACTGACGTATTACGGGGACTGGTACGATCAATATACCGGCGAATTCCAAAAGAATCGCGTTATCACTGTTGTCGATAGGCATAAGCTTATTGGTAACAAACCTAATCCTAGTTTCTTCGGCCAACCTCCTATCTACCATGTTCCATGGCGTAAGCGTCAGGACAATCTATGGGGTATGGGGCCTCTTGATAATCTTATCGGGATGCAGTACCGGCTGGACCATCTTGAAAATATGGGAGCCGATATCTGGGACCTCACAGCGTATCCTGTCCAGAAGGTCAAGGGATTCGTTGAAGACTATGTCTGGCAGCCCGGTGAAAAAATCTTCATCTCCGACGAAGGAGACGTAGACATCATCCAACCGAACATCTCGATTATGCAAGGTGAATCGAAGATGGGTATGCTTACTGAGACTATGGAAAAGATGGCAGGTGCCCCCGGCGAAGCCATGGGTTTTCGTTCTCCCGGTGAAAAAACTAAATACGAAGTCCAACGGTTAGAGAATGCCTCTGCCCGTATCTTCCAGAATAAGATCAACCAGTTCGAAGAACAAATCGTAGAGCCGTTGCTTAACGCAATGCTTGAACTTGCTCGTAGGAACCTGTCAGGGTCCACTACAATCAAAGTATTCGATGATGAACTTAAGGTCGCTACGTTCCAAACTCTTAGTGTTGAAGACATTACAGGAGTTGGCCGTATCAAGCCCATCGCTGCTCGTCATTTTGCTGAGCAAGCTGAGCTTGTCCAAAATCTCACGAGTCTTACGGGTAGCAACTTATGGCCTACCGTCCAACCACACTTCTCAGGAGTAAAGTTGGCTAAGATACTAGAGAACGTCTTCGATCTCCAAGACTACGAAGTAGTCACTCCGTACATCGCTCTCGCTGAACAAGCTGATGCTCAGGCACAAGCTCAAGTCCTCTCTGAGAAACTACACCAGAAGATGGGTACTGCGACAGGCATGGGCGAAGACTACGACATGAACGCACAACCTCAAGCACAACAGATGCCTCAAGGACCTCAATGACAGTTATAGATAATGATTTTCATCCCTCAGATTCTGGCCTTGAGGCTACGAATGACCACTGGGGAACTCAACTAGCTGATGTGACTAATCTCCATCCTGCAGGTACTTTTAGCAGCAATACTCAAAAGGGTGACGCTATTAACGGTCTTGCTAAGTCTCTTGGAGTAAGTCCTCCTAACAATGTAATCAAATTTCCCGGAAAAGGAAAAGGTTAATGCCTCCTTCAAATATGTCTATCCAGACGGGTTCTCCGTCTCCGCTCCCTACACGTCATGCAGATGTTAAATCACAGACATTGCCTGCAGATGGAACTGATCTTCTTCGCGATGGTATGAAGGGTCGCTGGGATTATTCCCAAGAAAAAGATCAAGCTAGAGAAGCATCAGATTGGAATAAGTAATGATTTCTGCTTGGACCAAGCATTTATCTACTGAAGAAGAAAAAGAACAATTCCGAAAGGAAGTATTGGGTTCTAAATTAGTCTTAAGACGTCTTACAGCTTTACTTAATGAAATGAAAGAAGACGTAGACAACACCGAACTCAATACTAAGATTTACGATATCCCTAATTGGGATTTCCGTCAGGCGGATATGATTGGATACCGCCGCTGTTTAAAGCAAATATCCAAACTTATAAACCTAGACCAACAGGAAACAAATGACAGACCTATTCGAACCAGTTGACCAAACTGATTCACAACGCCAAGAGATTCTCGCCAAGTGGGCCGACAAGTCCAAGGAAGAAATTCTCGAAGCGAAAGTTAACTCCGACCTCTTTATAAATACGCTTACTAAGCGTCAAGACGATATTTCGAAAGACTATCTTACCTTGAAAGAACAGTTGGATGCCACGGCTTCTTTGCAAGAATTGAGAGACCAAATCATCAATGCAAAGACTTCAAATAGCGAACACACCCCAGCGAACGAAGACAAAGAGAGCCAAAAAGAAACACCTGTAGACATCGATCAGCGTGTCCGCGCACTCATCGAGGAAACTCGGATGAAAGAACGACAGACAGCCAATGCTACACTGGTGCAAAACAAACTAAAGGAACGCTTTGGTAATTCTTACCAAGACGCTCTACGAGATACCGGACTTACTCCTAAGCAGATCAATGAGATTGCTGCTGAGTCCCCTGAGGCGATCTTTCGTCTCGTAGGACTTGACCAGACTTCCAAGGAAGATTTCCAAGCACCGCCCCGGAACCAACAGCTTTCGAGCTTTAAACCGAAGGGTCAGACCAAGCGTGATTGGAATTATTATCAGGAAATGAAGAAGACTAATCCTAAAATCTATCTCGATCCTAAAATCGCTGTCCAGATGCATAACGATGCCATTGAGCAAGGTGAAGCATTCTATGGATAATTTTTAATATAACTCTTAAGGACTTCATTAATGGCCGGTTTTACCTCCGCCAATAATCAGTATCTTATCAGGACTACTCTTTGGTCGCGTCAGATCAAAGAACTCCTGTTGGATGATCTGAACGCTATGAAGTTTGTCAAGGTTCTCTCCGACTTCCCCGATGGCTATACGTTAAACATTCCGTCGATTGGTGAAGCAGAAACTGCCGATTTCAACGAAAATCAGGCAATCAAGTACAATCAGTTCGATACGGGTAACTTCACGTTCTCGTTCGACCAGTATAAGTACTCTGCTAACGCAATCAGCGAAAAGTTCAAGCGTGATAGCTTCTACGCTCAGGATGTGATCGCGGCCTTCGTGCCCCGCCAGCATCGTGCGCTGATGGAAGCAGTTGAGACCCGGATTTTTGCCGTTGGCAACTCTGGACAAACTGCATCTAACTCTAACACCATCAACACCGCCTCCCATCGTTGGGTCGGCAGTGGTACTGGACAGTCAATCACTCTGGCTGACTTCCAGAAGGCTCAGTATGCTCTGACCAAGGCCAACGTGCCGCTGGTTAACCTCTGTGCCGTCGTTGACCCCTCGGTCGCCTATACTCTGGCTACTCAGGCTAACCTCGTTAACCTCTTGACGCCCACTCCTATGTGGTCAGATGTGGTTCGCGATGGCATTATGACGGGCTTCAAGTTCCGTTTCAATGTCTTCGGTTTTGACATCTACGTCAGCAATTACCTCCCGGCGATTGCTTCGGAAACTGTCAACTCGATCACGGTTACGAATGGTGTCGCTAACTTCTTCTTCTCTGCAACTCCCGGTGATACTACGCCGTGGATTGGTGGCTTCCGTCAGATGCCGACCGTCTACAGCGAGTTCAACAAGGACCTGCAGCAGGAGGAATACCTCACTATCGCCGAGTATGGTTTCAAGCTTTATCGCCCTGAAAACATGGTCATTATTCTCACCGCAACTGGCGTAGTGCCCGTTTAAGAAAGGAATAATATTATGGTTGCAGGCAATTGGCTTAACCCGGATGGACTGTACGTCCAGTACGGAACCTCAAAGGCCGTCCCCACTACGATGGGTGACTATCTCTCGTACGGTGAAACTCGCGAAATCGAATTCACTGTTACTTTCGCTCCGAACTTGGTCCCTGCGGGTCAGTACGTTCTCGGCAATACTACCTTCTTCCCCACCGGCGTGTTCGTTGAACAAGTCGAAATGGACGTCGAAGTAGCTGCTGCGGGTGGTACTTCCTTCTCGATTGGCACTTGTCGTTCGGACCGCTCCACGACTGGTACTGGTGGCACTGCCGCTGGTTCCTTCATCAACGGTGAAGTCCTCGCCACTATTACCCCTGCGGGTAAGAAGGTGATCTACACTGCTGGTGTCTCGGGTGCGGGTACTGCTATCGGTACTACCACGGCTTTCACCGATGGTTTTGCATACATCACGGCTACGTCCGTGGGTACGTTTACCGGCACTGGTGTTGTTAAAATCCGCATCAAGTATCGCGGTATTGGTACTATCACTCAGTAATGATCTTGGGGAGGGCTTAAACTCCCTCCCCTTTTTCACAAAGGAAAACAATGACTCTTCCCATTCAAATCATCGACACTACGGGTAACACCGAAGTCGCAGATGCTCAGCGTCTTTCGTATGACTCTATGACTAACGTTGCTATCCCTGTCGCTAATCAGCCTTATATTCTGGCTGGTACGGGCGCTCCGACCTTCTCTGCTACTAAGGGAAGTCTTTATCTGAACCTCACAGGTTCTTCCACTTCTACCCGGTTGTTTGTCAATAACGGCACTACGACTTGGATCGCGGTAACTACGGCAAGCTAATGAGTAAAGTAACACTGGCTGACGTTGGCAGCTTAATAGACGCTACTACCGCAGCAACGACTATTAATAATAATAACGCGGCCATTGTTGCTGCCGTCGATAATACTCTCTCCAGAGACGGTACATCTCCAAATACGATGGCATCGACAATCGATATGAATGGTAATCGTATTGTCAACCTTCCACTTCCAATTACTGTAGATGAACCTGTCAGACTAGTTGATCTCAATACTTTTTCAGGTGGAGGGACTTTAGTTTTTGATCCTCTGCCTTCAGGTGGTACTACTAATCAAATCCTAAAGAAGAACAGTAACACCAATTATGACGTCTCTTGGGCCAGTCCTACTGTAGTCACAGGTAACTTCGTTACTAATGCTGCAGATATCACAGCTCTAAAGGCGGTTGATACTACGACTTTCCAATGGGCTAATCTAGCTGCTGCTGGACGTATAGGGCAATTCGCTTGGACATTGGGTAATTTTACCACTCAGATTGCAGCTGATACTAACAACGGTATTTATGTCAAAGCTAACGCCATAGCAGCTTCTACAGGAGCTTGGGTTCGTGTCTTTGATTTTCAGACCTATAAGTCTCGTTGGTTTGGCACAGTCAACGATTACACCACAGATAATACTACGCTTATAAATAATATAATTATAGTAGCAAATCTGATTAATACTTCTGCTATTGCTGCTCAGCAATCAGCTGTTTACATCGATATCGAAGGTGGTGTTAAGTTCTCTTCGGCAAACGTCAACTTCCTTAATTCTTCTAGTAATGTCTTTGTATACCTTAGGTTCTTCGCTAACAGCGATAATACCAAGGGTGTAGCTAATGGCGCTGGGTTTACTAACGAACAACTCACTATCAGTGTTAACTCAGGTTATCCCGGAGATGCTACCGGAGGCTTAGTCGCTGAAAATCGTTTAGAAGCTCCTCTTCATCCTGCATTTATTGCTAACGTTGCTAAACAGATCACAGGTGCAGACAGTCATCTAGGAACAGGTCAAACTCGTATTCCTAGTAATACTCTCCCTGCACGTGCGTCGTATAATATCTTTGATGAGAACGTCATTCGTTGGAGAGCTGTGTACGAAGGTTACGGAGGTCCGTTGAATGCCAGCGGTGTATCCCTTCAACCCTTTAATGCCACCGTTGGTCTTGCCAACGTAGGCAGTACTGGTTGGCCTACAATTCCCGGTGCAGGAACAATCGTTACTGGTGTTACCAGTGGTGCTAAACTGTATATTACCTCTTCTAATACTACTTCTATTCAGGGTATATGGATCACAGGAACTTTCCTTCCCGGTGAGAAGGTAACTGATGGTGTTACTACAAGTACCAACAGTATTACTGGTGGTGGTGTTACCTTTACTAATAGCACTTACCCGTCTTTGGTCTTTGGAACTAACGATCCTTCTCTTACTTACGGAACGTTCCCCAATCAAACGTCTACTGCATTTACTGTAGCAGGTCGAACAACTCTTGCGCCTACTAACTCTGGCGCGGCAACCAATCTTAAAGAAACAGTAACTAATCCGGCACTGTTGTTTACATCTACTGTCGCTGCGGTTCCTGCCGCTGGTAAGCAGATTGTACTTAACTCAGCTAACAGACTGGTTACAGTGCCCGGTGTTGCCAACGGTACTGGTTCAGGTGCTACTGGACTTATCGGAGGTATTTCTTCACATGGTAAGTTCTCTAACGGTGTAGGTGTTTCAACTAACGCATTCAACATTGGTAGTATTAGTAGAACTACAACTGGTGTATATGCCATTCAATTTACGAATTCCTTGGCTAATGCTGACTATAGTATTTCTATTACTAAATCCAATAATGCCGACAATAACCAAACTGTTACTGGCATCGGTACAACTGGTTTCACAATCAATAATTACAACGGTTCTCTAGCTTTGACCGATCTATCAGGTATCATTTACTTCTCTACAATAGGCGGTCAATAATGTCTAAAGTTAATCTCACCGATCTTGTTAATCTTCAAAACGAAACTACCGCTGTTGCTACGATAAACAATAATAACGATGCTATCGTAACAGCGATGGAGAACACCCTTTCTCGTGACGGGACTTCTCCTAACAAAATGGCTGCTTTAATTGACATGGATTCTCATAGAATTGTCAATCTTCCCGGTCCTATTGGAACTACAGAACCTGTACGTCTAGGAGACCTCAACGGTTTAACCGTCGGTCCTGTTACAATCAATGCCATTCCTCCGGGAGGCTTGACTGGACAAATCCTAGGCAAAGTCAGTAACACCAATTACGATGTAGCTTGGGCACCTCCGGCAGGGGTTACCGCAGGCACTAACATCAATGTAGCAGCTGGTGTCGTATCTACTATAGCTGCTCCGACTTTCTCTGGCACAGTAACCGGCGGAAACTTCTCAGGTCCCGGAACTAATCTCACAGGAACTGCAGCAGGTCTTACTTCAGGTAACACAACTACTAACGCTAATCTAACTGGCCCTATAACTAGTGTTGGTAATACTACTTCTATAGCTTCTCAGACTGGCACTGGTACTACCTTTGTTATGAGCCAATCCCCTACGTTGGTAACCCCAGCGTTAGGAACCCCAAGTAGTGTTGTTCTTACTAATGCCTCTGGAACAGCTGCCGCTCTTACTGCAGGCACTGTAACTACCAACGCCAACCTTACTGGTGACGTTTCTTCGACTGGTAACGCAACTACCATCGGAGCTAACAAAGTCACTAACTCCATGCTTTCTACTGCTCCAGCGTTTACTTTGAAGGGTAATCCTACGGGGAGTACAGCTAATGAGAGTGATATTAGTATCCCAGCCTTAACTCTGAAAGCTTCCCCAGTAGCTGCAGATAAGATCATGATCGCTGACTCTGCTGCTTCAGATGCTTTGAAGTATGCTACGGTGTCTTCAATCGGAAGCGCGGGTTCTGTCTCATCTGTTAATGGTCAGACTGGTGCTCTTGCTTTTACAATAAAACCACAAGGTAGACTGACACTACAGACTTTAACCCCTGTGATGTCTACTACTCAGGCTGCTAAGACGACTATTTATTATACCCCGTACCAAGGTAATCAGTTACCTCTGTACGATGGTACTAATATGATCCAGACGACGTTTACTGAAATCTCCGTACTTACTACAGATACTACAAAGAACCCTGCTGCCATTGGTGCTAGTAAGGTCAACGATTGGTTTGTATGGAATGATGCAGGTACACTTCGTTTAACTCACGGTCCTGATTGGACTAACGATACCACCCGTTCAGGTGGTACAGCCTTGGTCATGGTCAATGGTATTCTTTTGAATAGTATTGCTATTACTAACGGACCCGGTGCATCGCGTGGTACGTACGTAGGTACAACTCGAAGCAGCGCTGCTAGCCAGCTTAATTGGGTTCTAGGTGCTTCTGGCGTAGCCGCTATTCTTAACGTCTGGAATGCTTACAACAGAGTTCAGGTATCTACTACTGTCAACGACAGTACCGCCTCTTATACTTATACCACAGCTGTTGTGAGACAAACCAATGGCTCCGCTGTTAATCAAATCAGTTATGTGATGGGATTAGCAGAAGATGCTATTGTAGCTACATTTGCTCAAGTTATACGGCTCGTAGCTGTAGCAGGAGCCTTCGTTGAAGCTGGCATAGGAGTAGATAGTCTTGTTACCCGATCAAGAGCTACGGCTGTTCAAACCCCTGCTGCATTAGCGGCGGAGTTTCAAGCAGGTTGTACCCAGAACGTCGATCCCGCCATTGGTGCACACTTTGTAGCAAGTCTAGAAGTCGGTGATGGTACTAATGCCAATACCTTCTTCGGACAAGTCTACGAAGGTCTTACTTTGACTTCACACTTCTAAGGAAAATATGTCCGCTCGTATTGCTATGACTTTCGACTACTACGGTTCTACTTATACTAACTGTCTCTTTGACATGATTGGTAAAGGTATTCCCGGAACTATCTTTGTTGACCCGGCCACCGTAGGTACTTCAGGTTTCTGGTCTAGAGATAATCTAATTCTTGCTCAGTCTATTGGTTGGGAAGTAGGTGCTTATCCTGCTGCTAATATGGTTACTCTCTGGAATAACAACCGAGATAGTGCCAAAGATAAACTCAAGTCTGTTCGAGATGGTATGGGAACACTGGGATTTATTCCCAAGTCTTTAGCAGCCACTCAACGTAGTTGGAGTAACCAACTCGCAGGGATATCAGACGATCTTTATGATAACGTCCGCGTATGCGCTAACGTTGCATGGAGTACATTCCCAGTAAGTAATCGTCATTACGTCAACGACGGTGGTACCGCTAGTTGGAGTTCAACCGATACCGTAGCTTCGTTGTCTGCTCAACTAGATGCAGTAATCGCAGCAGGTGGACTTTGGATTCCTGTTATTCATTCCTGTGATACAACTGGAGACCCTCTGTATACGATTTCTCCAACTGTCTTCCAAGGATTTACAGCTTATTTACAAACTAGGGTTGCTGCTGGAGACATCAAAGCAATGACCTTTAAGGATGCTATTGTATGACACTTCAAGAACAGAATGCCAAACGCTGGGCTAACTGCCACATCTCTAGTCAGATGGGTCCTGCGTTTGAAAAAGTAGCTAATCGTTTGATGGCTGTGCCTGCAAAGGCTAGGTATCAATCTGTTGAAAAGATTACCGGAGTTCCTTGGTGGTTCATCGCTGTAGTTCATGAACGTGAGGCCAGTCAGAATTGGAATACCCAACTTGGGCAAGGTGATCCCCTCAATAAGAAATCAGTGCATGTTCCTAAAGGACGTGGTCCTTTCAAGACATGGGAAGACGGTGCAGTAGACGCACTAGTCAACTGTCCTCCTTACGCTGCTAAGAATAAAGACTGGTCTGTTGGTGGTGCTCTGGCTATGCTGGAGAAATACAACGGACTTGGTTATGCTAGTAAAGGTGTACCTTCTCCTTACATCTGGGCAGGAACGGATCAATACACCCAAGGTAAATATATTGCTGATGGTGTTTATAGTCCTACTGCTGTTGATAGACAACTAGGTTGTGCAGGTCTTCTGAAGTTCATGGGTGTCTTTAAACCCGGTGCTACAACTGGTGCTGGTCCCGTCATTGCTGCCGCAGGTGCCTCAGGTATTTGGTACTACTGGCAAGCCTTCGAGTCCCATTGGGTTATTTATACTCTGGGTCTACTCACTACATCATTCATCGTAGATTGTTTAATCTACGCATATCGCAATCGAAAGAATTAAATGTTTCAAAAAATTAAAGACAAGATTTGGTCTATCATCGGACCTGTCGGGTCAATCATCGAAGCTCGTGCAACAGCTGCTATCGGCTTGATTACAGGAGCAATCGGTTTCATGGATTGGTCTCCTTTGACTAGTCTATTCGGAGCAGGAACTGCCTTCAGTAAAGAACAAGTTATGGCACTCGGAGCTATTACCTTCGTGAAGGGTATCTTCTCTGAAATCACTCGTCGTGCTAATGATCCTCTCTTGAAGGTTCAAACCGCTACTGTTGAAGTTCCTGAGCTTAAGAAAGCCAAGAAGAAACTCAAGAAAGCTGCAGCTGAAACTCCTACGGAAACTAAGTAATGTTTTGGCTTCCCATCATAGGTCCTATTATACAGGGACTGGTTAGTGCTTGGAATAAATCTAAAGACACTGAAGTCGCTATTCTTAAAACCAATAGAAGTTCTGATGTTCAGGAAGCCCAAATAGCTGCTAATATTATCCAGACAACTCAAGATGACATCGTGTTACGATTTATGCGTGACTTAGTATGTTTCCCAATAGTTGTTTGGGTTTTTCTAGTTAGCTGGGATACGATTGTAGCCGAGAGTATTCTTAAAGACTACATGTGGCATACAGCTTCTTTCGGTCAAACCTCAGCTGCTTATCTCCCTTATGCTGTTATAACCTTTCTACTTGGTAACATCGGTATCAATATGTGGAACCGTAAATGAAACAAACTCTACTCGCTTTAACTCAAGATATCCTTTCAAGGATGTCTTCAGATGAAGTCAACTCTATCGGGGATACTACGGAATCTCTGCAGGTAGCTACTATAATCAAGCAGAAGTATTTCGATATTGTTAATCGAGTTCCTCTGCCTGAACATGAACAATTAATTCAGTTAGAGCCGTCATTGGATGTAGATTCTCCGATATTGATGTATGTTCCTGAAGGGGTAGCAGCTATTAAGTGGCTGAAGTACTTCGACAGCAATGTCCTAGATGGTGTTGGTAATCTTCAGTATACACATGATTTGAATGTCGATATACAGAATAATAGTGGTAATGGTGACAATGCCGCTCCCGGTTATCTGTATGTAACTATTCTTCCTCAAGAACAGTTCATAAGTATGGTTAATAGTTTTAACCCTCAAGAAGACGACGTCGAGACATTTAGTTTTACTGATAACAATAATGGTTTCAATAGTACTTATAATCTTTATTACAAGAATGATCGTCAACCCCAGTACTGCACAATCATCAGTAATTACTATGTAATCTTCGATAGTTATGACAATACTCAAGATAGTACTCTTCAATCTAGTAAGACTATGGCTTGGGGTAGGATTATTCCACACTGGGTGATGGAAGATAGTTTTGTTCCTAATTTAGCAGAAGAACAGTTTCAGCTTCTTATGAACGAAGCTACTGCACTCGCTTTCTACGAACTTAAACAACAGCCTCATCAACTTGCAATGCAAGAAGCTAAGCGTGGTTGGAGTAATGTTCAGAAGAACAAATCTGTCACTAATCGTCCTACATACTTCAATGAACTGCCTAACTTCGGAAGACGGTCAGGGGTTTATTACGGAACTAGGGGTTTCGGTAATGGATATTCACAAGGTTGGAACCAATGGCAATAAGTCCTGAAAGCAAGATGAGATCACCAGATAGAATTCTGGTTCTCAAACCTATAGATGGTAAGAAGCCTCTTAATACCTCTGGTGTTGCAGACCCACGTCTGTTCAACGGAGAAAACAAACTCCATGCAGTAATGGATGAACAGAGTTGTCTCTGGAAGCTTAAGTACGATATGGGTATCGTACCTGAAGCTATGAAAGGGACATTCACTGGTTTTAAAGCATTGAAGAAGTTTGCTGATGAATACTACGGTAGACGTAATATACAGATTGTTGAAGTAAAAGACTGATGCCTTCTCAAGTTCTAACCAACGTAGAAAAGAATTTCACTAAAGGATTGATAACAGAATTCACAGGACTTAATTTTCCTGAGAATGCTGCGACGGATACAGACAATTGTGAATACACCTTAGTTGGAGATGTTCTGCGTAGACTTGGAATTAATTACGAAGACAACTTCGATACTACGCAATTTAATCGACAAGACGTAGCTGTTTCGTATTTCAAATGGTTAAACGCCGGTGGAGACGGCACAAGCCAGATATTTGTTCTTCAAGTAGGCAATACTTTACATTTCTATAAATACAGCGACGCTACTGTTACATCTCCGATGTCAACAACATTGATGCCGGATACGGTAAATCTGCAAAGCTTTCTACCTCAAGGAAGTATTAGTACTCCTTATACTTTTGAATGTGAATACGCAGAAGGTAATGGTTATCTCTTTATAACTAATCCTGCTACGGAACCTTTCTATCTCAGTTACATTCCTACTATCGGTATTAATGCAACACAGATCAATATTCAAATCAGAGACTTCGTTGGTATACAAGAAGCTAACGTAGCTGACAATGTTCGTCCTGCTGTTGATACTACGTTCCATTTATATAATCTTCAAAACCAAGGTTGGTTAAATACTTTCGCTTGGAACGCAGCTTCTGCTACACCTAACGTAGTCAATACTGGACCTATGTCTTTTACAATACCTGCAGGTTTAGCGGTAATTGTAGGAGCTAGAGCGATTGCTTATGGTAATATCTATTATCCCGGTACAACCATTATTCAGTCTCAGACGTACGTAGCAGGAAACGTCACTTCTTATATAGGAACGACATTGACTATGAATGTCACTGTCTTCCTTACTGGTCAAGGACTTACTGCTACAGATTGGACTATTGCCCCTGATCTTTCCAGTGCTCAAATTCAGACGTTCCAAGTCGCTACAGGATTGTTTCCAAGTAACTCAGATGTATGGTGGACCTTCAAGAATAACTCGGGTATTTACGACCCTGCTACTACGGTTAACAATACATCACTGAGTACAGGTCCTGCTCCTAAGGGCTTTTACATAATCAATGCTTTCAATCAGAACAGAGCCGCTCTTACTGGTTTGAATGTACCTGTATATAATACTCCTAAGCGCCCTAGTACAGTTGCTTGGTACGCAGGTAGAGCTTGGTATACTGGTGTAAATGATACACAGGTAGTTGCTGGGTATTACTATCCATATAGTTGGACAGAGAATATCTATTTCTCTCAAGTCTCAATTAATACTACTCAGTTTGGACGTTGCTATCAGACTAACGATCCTACTTCAGAAGAACTATTCAACCTTCTTCCTACCGATGGTGGTGTAATAACTATCCAAGGTTGTGGACCTATCTATAAGCTCTTCCCTATTCAGAATGGACTTCTTGTCTTTGCTGGTAATGGCATTTGGTTTATTACAGGCAGTCAAGGTATTGGTTTCTCTGCTACAGACTACACGATTACTAAGATATCTTCAGTTAAGACTTTCTCGGCGACTTCGTTTGTGAATGTCCTCGGTCTTCCTTACTTCTGGAATGACGAAGGTATCTACGCAGTGACTACAAACCAGCAAGGTGGATTGTCAGTTGATCCTATAACGGTTGGTACAATCCTTAGTTTTTATAATGAAATTCCTACAGGTTGTCGTAGGTTTGCCAGAGGTGATTACGATCCAGTTGAATACGTAGTAACTTGGGCTTACCGAAGTACAGACACTAATAGTCTTACAGATAGATATAGTTTTAATAGACTGTTGAATTACAATACTTATAACAAAGCTTTCTATCCTTACAGTTTCCCTGAAGATAATCCCAGCATTCAAGGTGTTTCTTATATAACTGGTGTTGGAGGTAGTAATGCCCCTGCAGCTGGTTTTAAATTTGTAGCTTCTAATTTCACTGGGGTTACATACAACTTCACCTTCGCAGAACTAAATGACAATAATTATGTAGACTGGGCAGCGGTGTCTTCAAGTGATTACGAAAGTTATTTCATCACTGGTTACAAACTCCATGGAGAGGGTCAACGACGGTTTCAAATACCTTATATTTATGTCTTCAGTCGTAATGAAATTCCTACTCAATATAAAATCCAAGGTCTCTGGGATTATGCCAATACAGGTAACTCTGGGAGATGGAGTACTTCACAGATAGCTCGTATCTGGTCACCTAACTTCGGTATGGTGTTTAGACGTCACAGGATCAGAGGACAAGGTGTTGTTCTTCAAATTAAAGTCAAATCAGTTTCAGGAGAACCCTTTGATATCATGGGGTGGTCGTCCTTTGAAACTCAGAACACAGGTGTTTAATGTCATTCGATTTCGGTGATCTCGCTGGAGTGGGTGTAAGTGCTGCTACAGGTAACTACCTAGGTGCTGCAGTATCTGCGGTAGGACTTGGTATGTCTCTTTTTGGAGGGACACAACAAAGTAAGATAGCTCAACAACAAGCTGCAGTGTCAGGTGACATAGCCAAACAAGAACTCGGTATCAATGCTGAGAAACAAAAGGCTATGGAAATTTCTGGTAGACGTCAGCAGTTAGAAGTCATGCGTAATACACAACGTGCTACAGCTTTAGCTACAAACAATGCTGTAACCCAAGGTGCTCAGTTTGGTACTGGTTTACAAGGAGGTCTAGCTCAGGTTACTGATGAAGGTAACTTCAACATGAATGGGATTAATTCCGCTCTCATGACTGGCAGAGCAATCGCTGGATACAATAACACTATCTCTCAAGATAAGATACAACTAGCTTCTTTAGGTGGAGACGCTGCATCAGCTGCAGGTTTATCCTCGCTCGGTGGAAGTATTCTAAAGGCAGGTCCTTTTATTGGTAATTTGTCTTCAGGATTTGGGAAGTCTTCAAGTGGGGGTAACTACTCAGGTACTCCCGGTGCAAGTAATACTGGAGGACTTTACTAAGTGGAGCCTTTGATTAATGTCGACACTACAGAAGCTCCTCAGCCTACAATTAATATTGATACTGGTGTAGCCCCTCCTCAGCCTCCTTCAGCAGAGGTTGCACAGACTCGTGCCTATAAGACACACATGGGACTCGGAGATGTCCTCAAGCAGGACTACAACCAAATCCTCCAAGGGATTGTTCAAGGTCAAGAGAACACTCTCCGTGAGAATGCTGCTCTTCAGATCACTGCAGATGCCGCAGAGAAGCGTCAGCAAGACTTAGTCAAGCTGGCTGCTGCTAAAGGCAGGGCTCTTACTCTTGAAGACGTCCAGAAGTACGATGCACCTCCTGCTGATCCTAAATCAGTAGTCGAACAAGGCTACGCCCGTGCATACGTCAATACAGCACATGATGCTACTGAACGTATGGATGGAGATACAGTTCTCAATGATGCTGCTGCTCAGAACCCTGAGGCTGTAAAAGCCTACATGGATCGAGGTAGCGATGTATTGTTCAAGCGTGAATACGCCATGACTGCATCACAAAACCTTCAACCTGTTATTGACCAAAGTAACTTCTGGAACTTCAAAGAACCCTTCTTTGGTACTGACGTCAAGATTGCTAAGATTAATACTTACGATCTCAAGCAGTTAGCTAGTCTTGGTTTCTACGAGTCTGCTATGCTTAGAGGTAACGTACCCGGTGTCAGTCGGTTAGGTTTTCTCGGAAACGTCATGGACGAACAAGCCAAGGAAATCCTTAAACTCCCTGCTCCTGAGTTCCAAAAAGAATTCGATAAGATCAAAGATAACCTGTCAGCATCTGAACCACAGCTAGCACAGCAGTGGGCACAGAGTGTCGCAGGTATGAGTACGTCTCAGAAGTTTGTCTATAATGCTACAGAAGTAGCTAATCTAGCACAAGCCGGAGCGGCTCTTAAGGGTTTCAAGATAGCTTCTGGGATAGCCCGAGACAATCAACTCAAGATCGGTGGAGACTTATCTCCCGGTGCTGACGGTGTATACCGTCCTACAGGTCCTACCGAACCTCCTGCAGGCGGTGGTGGGGCTTTGGTTCCAGTACAGCAACAAGCTGCTAAGGCTGTAGATGACATCGTTAAGTCAGCTAACGTTCCTCAGATTACTAAAGCTAGTATAGCTGAAGGTGCTGGTGACGTAAAAGAAGCTGGTGTCCAGAAAGCACTCAATAGTGTCACTGAACCTAATCCTACTAAGGATGCTGTTGACACGCTTTTCAGTTATCTCCGTTCTGACTTAGAAGAAAACAAAGCTAATCCCGGTAATCTTTCCCGAGAAGAACACACTAGGTTGCTTGATGCTGCCGCTGGGTTTGAAAAGAATACCATCGACCTCGTAGTTAACTCTAGTAAGGTAATGCGTACTCCAGCTATGGCTGAAGACGGTTTCCGTCAAGTTGCTGATCGAGTTAAGACACTATTCCATGGACGTGAAAGCACGATCATGGATATCCAAGCACGTCCCGGGCCTCTTGGTGATGTCGTGTTGTTTGATGTCCACATTGGTAACTACGGTGCAGTCCCGTTTAGTTCTTATGAACTAGCTTCTAATCATGCTAGTATCAACGGGTATCCTATTGAAGGTATCCAAGGACAGGCAGGGAGTAAGATTTACTTCCCTGCATCTGCCATCCTGCAGAAAGACTACTCTGATCCTGATAAGGTGACTTATAAGCCTAGGGCTTTTGAGATTAAACATTTCGATGACAATGACGTCATCCTTAATACAGATGGGGTTGAAGTCCAGCAGCATGCTAATCCTGAACCCGGTTTAGTTCCTTATGATCTTAAGACTAGGAAGTTCGGAGAACCTCTTACTGAAGAAACTGCCCGGATTGAACAGCAAGGTCTTGGTTTCCGTATTGTCATTACTAAACCGTTTGATGAAACTCAGACGTTTGTTCGTGATAATCTTATCGGGGCAAGAACTACTAGCCTGAGCAATGCCTCCGTATCTCCTATTAGTCAGGCCAGTAATGTCCTATTCGGTGTAGGTGGATATGTCCGTAATCCTTACGACACATTGTCTAAAGCTGAGAATGAGAACCGAGCTAAGACTGTCTTTGGACAGACTAAGTTCCTCAATGTAATCAAACAAGAAATCGCTCCTGTAGAAGCTATCTACAAGGGTATGCTCGGTGATGGTAACGTCCTCATCGAGAAGCCTCTGTCGTATGTCGGTACTGTAACTGGGGCTAACCGTATGGTTGCTGAACAGTTCACACGTGCACTCGTGGCTAGTCAAACTATGCCTGATCCTAAGACTGCACTGCCGGGTTACTACATGAAGACTCCTGCTGAGATACAGTTCTTCTGGGAAAGTAACTTCAAACGTCCTGCTACATTTAAGGAACAGCAGGCTTACCTAGCTATTGGTAGGTTGGATCATTTCGATCACATCCTACGTCAGGCTAGTGAATACAAATATAAATCCCGTGTTGGTGTTGAGACTTGGAGTTTCACTACGGTGAAGGATGGTCAACAAACTGTCTCTCCGGAGTTTGATGCCAAGCAACTAAAGAAGGTTCCTCCTGCTACTGATGATGTCATGCTTATTCATGGTGTCGATGGCAGTGAGACTTACTTTCATAAGATGGGTACTACACGCCAGAACGACTTCAGGTCAGATGTCTTAAAGGGTAAGTTCACTGGCGTTGAAATCTATAACCCTGAACTACGTCCTATCGTTAGATATGACGAAGACGGAAATGTCCTCCGTATCCGGTATGTCTTCAGTAATAACATGAAGAGCAAGCCCCTGACGTATGACCAGATTGGTTACCGAGGTGGTGGACACTGGGAATACGATTACGAACACGCAGTCAAGCAAGCTATCATCCGTCCTCAGAAGATTGGTAATCGTTTTCAACATATCTATGAAGGTGATGCGACGTTTGGCTTCGTATCTAACCGTGCTATGGGAGAGGACTTCGCTAAACACATGAATGAGATCGCACGTCTCATTCGCAAGAGAGATACAAAGGGTGCTAAAGCCTACGCTAAGTCTGTATTCGATATCGAGTGGAAAGACCTCTACTCAGGCTTTAGACCCAGTAAAAATCCTAAGACTGGAGAAATCCAACCTGCTCGTTTCAGTACTGATCCTCGTCAAGAGTTCCGTGTTGTCTCGATGGGTAAAACTATATTCCAGTTGGATAAGAACCTCGAAGAGAAATACACAAAGACTGATCCTAAGACAGATGCAGTCAGTTCGACGTTTGTCGATGGTACTCGTCATGGTTCATTGGCTCGTAACTTCCAAGTTGCCTTCAGTCAAGCCCGTGAGAGTTACAAACTCCATGAACCTTTCAACGTAGGTACTAACGAGAGGCCTTTCTATCAATTCCGCCCTGCGAAGCTGACTGATCCTATCTCGACGATGACACGTGCTCTCAATCGTATCGTCAACAGTACTTACATGGATGACATGAAGATCACTGCTGTTGAACATTGGTTAGAAGAGAACAAGGGTTTGCTTGATGCCAGTATTCAACAGATCAGAGCTAATCCTTTCTACTACTTCAATGAAGGTAAGTTCAAAGCAGACGCAGATACCAACAGGAAGCTTCTCGCCCAAAGTAATCGTTATAAGATCAAGGAATTCGTAGGTCAGCCTTCTACCATCGATGTAGCTATTCAAGGAGTTAAACAAACTCTCTCGGATGCTCTATATGAACTTGGAAGAGATCGTGCTGTTGATAAACTCGATAAAGCTATCGAAGGTAGCACAAGTACTTCTAAGAGAGTAGCTCTGCGGACTGTCAAGGCTCCGTTAGTTGCTCCTGAATGGATGCTTGATCGTCTCAGTAATCCTGTCGACTTTGTCAGAGGTATGGCATTCCACCTTAACCTTGGGATGTTCTCACTTAAGCAAGTCGTAGTCCAGAGCATGGCTTTTACAACCATCTTTGGTTTGGCTGGTTTTGATGCCGCTACTGCAGGGTCCTTCGGTTCATGGATGCACATCTGGAGCTTAGTTAATGGTAAACCTGAAGTACTTGCACATCTTGATCGCCTAGCTACTAACTTTGGTTGGAAGCCCGGAGAGCTTACTGAAGCTCGTAGAATTCTATTAAGAACTGGCTTCGGAGCTATCGGTAACGAAGTCTCTCTGGACAACGGTCTACATAAGCAAAGCTTCTTCCGCAACGACATTAAGACACTTGGCTCTATAGGCCAGATACCCTTCAATGCTGGTAACCTCAATGTACGCTTCGGTGCATGGTATACAGCCTTCAGGGAGTTCCGTCGTGCTAATCCTACGATGAAGATCGGTCCTATCGAAGAAGGTAAGATACTCTACCGAGCTAACTACCTCAATACGTTGATGACTAGAGACGCTAATACAGTTCTTAACAAAGGACTTATTGGTGTTCCTATGCAATTCTATGACTACATGAAGAAAATCATGGATGTCTTCTGGGGTAAAAACCTTGCTGATAACTTCCAGACAAGATTGGTTAAAGACAAAGACGGTGTCTATCGTCCGTCAGAGAATAGCCGTCTTAGAGATCGGATGTATGTTCGTGCTAGGATGATGGTGCTCTATGCGATGTTAGGTGGTGCTGCAGGCTCTACAGGTGTTACAGGACTGCCTCTCGGAGACATCATCAGAAACCATGCTATCCAAGGAACACTTCCCGGTCAAGGTGGAGAACCTTACGTCCCCGGAGCCAGCCTACCCTCTACGTTAATTATGGAAGGTACGGTTAGTACTCTTCTGTCTTATGCAATAGGACACGGTGATCTTCAGAAAGGTACGTTCTATAACTTCAACAGTCGCTTCAATCCCAACGGACTGCAGGTAATCAAAGACTTGATGTCTGAAGACCCGAAGTTCTGGAAGATTGTTCTTGGTGCTTCTGGTACTACAGTCGGTAAGGAAATAGCAAGTCTACGTCCGTTTACTAATGCCATTTACTCGATGATAGAAGGTAATCCTGCTAAGGAAGCTTGGCCATTAATGGCTGATGATTGGATTGCTCCACTGAGTGTCGCTAACAGTTGGAGTGATTATCGACGTCTCCAGTATGCTCTTGCTTATGGTAAGTGGCTGGATAGTCACGGAAGACCAACATCTGATGTGTCTAAGGTAGATGCTTTCTTCCGTACTATCACAGGACTGACTGACCAACGTATTGAAGACAAACGTATCAAGGATACTTCTCTGAAAGAACGTACAGCATTGTACGACGAAGGAGGTAATGAATACCTCGAACAACGTCGGCTGGCTGAACAGGCTGTCATGAATAATGACAACAAACAAGCAAACGATTACAACAAACGTGCATTCTTTGCACTGACTAGTCGTAACATCCCTATAGAAGCTTGGGGTAAGTATCTTGCCAGAGATGCCTCGATGAACAGAGATACATTGACTACTACAGATGAACGTTACTTCTTACAGTTCGTTCCCACCGATAAACAAGAAGCTTATAGAGAAGCTTTCCGTAAATCAATCAAGAAAGACCAATAATTCGTGGCAATTTTCAATCCAGAGGTAGCTAAAGCTGATGACAAGATGCCGAACTACTTCAAGTATTCGGATAGTATTTCTCAGCCTAAAGCTGATGAGTCTGGCGGCATAGCTCTTAAAACTATCGGTCAAGGTATCGAAGGTGTAGCAGAACTCGCAGACAGTACTGTCAAAGGTGTCATTAAGAGTGATGTCTACGATAGAGTAGATAAAGAACGCCAAGACTTCACTAACGTTCTAACAGCTACTAAGAACTATGGTGCTGGTGCAGCGGCGGTACCCGGAAGTAATCCCGGTGCTCCTGCTGATGGTGCTGAAGGACCTACGAATGCTCCTGTAGACCTTATGGCTAACACTCAGGCTAATGTTCCTAACGCTATTAACCAAGGCATCGCTAGAGCAGGTGTCATTCAAGCAGGACTAGATGGCAACAAGATTAGTCAGACCACGTATTATCAACGTCTGGGCGACATCGCGAAAGACCTTAGAAGCACCTACCCCGGATACCGAGACTACATCGACCAGCAAATTAGTCACATCACAGGAGTAACTCCTGCTAATGCTTACATCGACAGCATCATCCAAGACATTTCACGTCAAGGAACGACTGCTGCGAAGGAACACGACTACTGGCGTAACAAGATCGTCGAGAGTGGCTTCCCTGATAATGACAAAGTCTTAGCTGAATTTGAGAAGACTGGTAACTACCAAAAGGTAGCCCAGTATCTCGCTGATAACAATGGTATCAGAAGTAGCCTCGCTCTCAAGAAAGCAGCCTTCGAAGCCAACCAGAATGACCAGACTGGGACACTCAAGACTGCGACAGATTACGCCAACAGTGTTGCATTGACTGCAGCTACGACACACTTCTATAATTCACAGAAGTACACCAACGGTGACATGTCTCCTGCAGATATCGCTGATAAGATGGCTGATCTTTCTTTGCATCCTGAGAAAGCTAATGATGAAGCTTATCAAGGTTTAGCTGAGCGTTACGCCGCCCTTCACGTACAAGCTTATAATCAAACGATGCGTGCATTGACCGTACGTCCTCAGAAACCTGATGGTACGTATGGTAAATCAGTTGCTGATGCTATAGGACCTGATGCCACTAAAGGTATTGTCGATAAGACTATCGGTGGATTGTTTGATAAGACTAGGGAGCTAATCGCTGATAAGCAATTCTCTCCTGCGTATCATCTCCAGAATGCAGCTACTGCTATAGTCAATAACAAACAGTTCTCTGTCCTTAACTCTCCGACTATTGGAGCTACAGTCCAGACTTACACAGTCATTAATAAATTAATGCCTAACTTTATTCCTCTGCTGCAGGGTAAAGCCCTTGGTAATAATTTGGATAAAGACTTAAGTGATCTTGTGACTCAACAGAGTGCACAAGCCGTAGCCCAGACTGGTGGTAAATACTACGGAACGGATGGTCAGATATATTCATTTAAACAAAGTATGGACGAACTCAAGCAGGCTGGTAATATCTCAGGAAATCCTGTCCCCGGACAAGCCTACAAGAACCTCATAGAAATTAGACAGACGTTGTCTGAACCTACTGCCTCCCCTCAAGCTATCAAGAACGTCGTCAACTATCTTTATGATCCTAAGGTCAATAAAGGTACGATGAGCCAGTTGATGGATGACTACTACGATCCTGCCAAGGGTGGTATGGTCAAGGGCAGAAGCTCAGCATTCGCCGATCTTACTGACCAAAAGGTCACCCAGTCCATCTGGACTAGAGGTGATAAGTCAGACTGGAATAAGTATTCTGCTTGGAGTAAAGGTGAGTTCGCAGACCAGTTCGGAAGTAATGTCCGTGACCTCAACGAGACTGCTGCACAAGGTAACTTCCGTGTAGGCTGGAATGCTGAAAAGAAAGAATTGACACTAACTAACAAAGATGGAAGTCCGTTACATGGCCTGCAAGAAACTATGGTCAACCTGCCATATCGTGCAGTTACTAACCTTAACAGTGGATTACGTAATATCGCTAACATTGCTAAAACCGAGGGGACTAACGTAGACGCTTATCTCTTCAAGGTTCTCCGTGACAACGGGTTTACTCCTACGAAGGAGATTGACGGAGTCCCTGCTCAGATTATGCGCTCGTTGATTACAGCTAATGGTGGTAAAATCAAGGACGTACAAGCCCCTGTGAGCCGCTTCGCACCAGAGCCTGACTATTCCCTAGGTTCGTTTTTAAACGCACCAGCGGGCTCCGTAGAGCCTCCTAGGCCTACTCTAGAGCCATACCAGACACGTGGTATTATCTCTGGAAACCTGTCAGACCAACCCATTGGAGCCCCAATAAGGACTAACCAGTAATGGCTAGAAACTACGCCAAAGAGAATAAATGGGAGTCTTCCCCAGAACAGAAGAAACGACGTGCAGCCCGTGGACGTGCACGATATAAAGCCATGAAGAAAGGCTTAGTTCATAAAGGTGACAAGAAAGAACTCGACCATGTCGGTTATCATCCTACTGGTAGTCTCGATCATGTACCTACGAAGGTGACTTCGCGTAGAGCTAACCGTAAACGTCAACCTCCTCATAAAGGATATAAGACATGATCGGTACTGGTATGGGTCATCTCTTTGACGACGAGTTCCAAGCTGCTGCACATCCGTGGTATATCAGACCTGAGGATGTCGATGATACTATGATTAAAACACCTAACGAATTAAATACTGATAAAGCTCTGGAAGGTGCTGAATTAGACCCGACGACCGGTCTGGGCATCGACATTTAGCTACCAATCTAGGAATTTAGGCACAAAAAAAGCCCCCTCCGTAAGGAAGGGGCTTTAGTTTTGTTAGGTGCTAGTCTTGTGCCAGCTTACCTTGATTCTTACTGAGCGGTAGTCGTTGCCACCGTCGGAGTCCACGCTTCGAACGTCTCAACCGCAGCCTTCATCGCAGCGGCATCACCAGACATAATCGTGTCACGAGCAGTGTTCATCTGGGCTTCCAGATCATACAGAGCAGCTTCGTAGCCCTTGTAGTCAGGCTTCGGACCATTCCAGACGATACCGTACTGATAACCCCAGTACCAATTGTCCAGCTTGCCTTCGTCCTTGAACTCGTCGTAACGCTTCTGAATATTCTTGTCGATGGTGTAATCACCAGCCTTGATGGCAGCGATTGCATCGGCGAAAGTCTTCGGGGTGTTATCGACGTGAAGGTTAAACAGCTTCTCCAGCTTGGAACACTGGGGATAACGAGCATTCTCCAGACGACCGATGAAGTAATCACGCTGGACAGCAGCGTCAGTCTTGGCAGTCGAGACGATAGCGGTAGCATTGTTTTCATTGTAACGCATTGGGGTTTTCCCTTCTTGTTTTTTACAGCCCCATTTAAATTTGGGTGCTGCCGTACACGGTGGAGGACACTCCACACATGGCACTGCCGTAGGCAAAGGTGCTAAATAAAAATAAGGTTCTGGAACATTAGCTGCTTCTAATGCAGCTTTGGCTTTATAAAAATCATTAATAGACAATTTAGCTTCCGTAGATTTATCACGGGGTTTATCACACCCTTTACAGTCAAAGTCAAAACAATTCATAGATTTTCTTTCTTGAAATTCTTTATACTTACGGTAATTAGTTCTTGCTTCGGTACGTTTCTCACCGAAGTATCTTTGTCGAATATCTAAATATTCTGGCCAATCTAACATAATAACCTCAAAAGAAAAGAGGAAGAGCTTAGTGGAGCAACCCTATGCCCTTTCGGGTGGTGTTAGCTCCTCGACTCTTCCTCTTAGTACTGTAACCAACCACACACGGTGATTTCGTGGCAACGCCGAGTAAATTACAGTACGTGGACGTTGATTGTATCAGTGGACGGTGATGTGGTCTGCTTCATCTGCTGCGATGTAGACCGTGGTTTCCTCAGATGAGGTTTCACCGTTACTGGGGTCGAAGGGGACTTCGACACGATTACCGTCGGCGTCGGTGACGTAATACTTGACGTCAGAGATGACACCAGTGACTTCAGTTTCGCCCATAGGCGCAGTAGTGTGTTCATTCATGTTTTTTCCTTTATTGGGACTAAATGTCCTAAATAATTTATTGTTATTAAAATTGGAGTTATCGAAATTAAGAATGGACGATGACTTCGGGCTCCCTGTTAGTGATGATGTTGAATAGGATGGGACGTGCTCCGTCCATGTTGACTTCACCGAGAGACAGAGAAAGGATTTCTTCGTCGTCTCGAACGATATTGAGAGTATACAACAGACTAGAGATAGCGTCTTTAATCGTGTTGTCGTTGAGGTAAATCTCGATGTTCCGGGGCTGACGCATCTTGTAACTCCCTCTCTTGGAGCAACTTGAATACAGGTGAAGCATTCGGGTGAATCTTCTTGGTACGCTTAGCCTTGATGGCTAGACGTTCCCCGCGATTAGCGGGATGCTTAGTCTTCTTAATCATCTAAGTCCAACGGTTGTACGTCAGGTAAATCTATATAACCTTCCTCTACGAGAAAGATCAGTAATTCTTCTTCAGTTTTATCGTTTAGTTCTAAAAGTTCAGTTATAGAATAACAGTCTAGAATAGCAGAGTAGTCAGTCAGCGAATTCTTCTTTCTTAGAACCGTTTGGACCACCCATGCCAACAGGAATACCTAGAAAGTAGTAGAAGGTCCAAACATGCCAACCCCCTCCGTTGTAAAACTTAACCTTTTTCAAGGTTCCTTTCCAAGTCCATTCTTCTTCCATTAAAACCACCCATGTGTCCATGCGTAGGCGATACCGAAAGCAGTCTCGACTACTAGTGTTCCGATGACTCCCGCAGCAGCCCCTGCCCAGTACATGGCAGTCTTCATGTCGTTGTAGTCTTCATCAGTGTACCACAGAGGTTCTTGGTTGTCGTTTAGTCCGTAATTTCTTGCCATGTCGTTTTCTCTTAGTCTTGGGTTTAGGTGGTACTATCCAGCCGGGATACTCAGCTATAAGGTATTCGTAAGCTCGTCTAAGTAAATCTGCCCCAGCATCTTTACGGTGTCTTCCGACGATATATCGGTTACAATGGATACACAGCAATCCACGGACGTGCCCGGAGTAGTGATCGTGATCGATTGAAAGTCGATTTCGAAACATCGAAGAATGGCGTTGACAAACAGCGCAGCATCCTTTTTGTTGGTCATAAAGCTGATCATATTGCTGCTCCGTAATGCCGTACTTACGGAGAAGGTGTCTACTCCGCGTCGAGTTCTTCAAGCTTTTTATTCAATTCGTCTAGCTCTGCCTTGCGGGCGGCGTACCTGTCAGACGTCGGGTAGCGAGCACACGCCTTTACTAATTCGTCTCTGCGCTGGGTCCAAATAAACCTCCATGCATTCTTCTGGTATTTCTCAAACATTTTCTAGCTTTTCAATCTTGTCATTTAAACTATCTAATAGACGTTCTCTGGCAGCTTCGCGGTTTTCCCAAGTACCGTGTTCTTCACGAAGCTTTCGATTGGCTTCTTTCAATTGAGTGTTTTGTTTAACAATGTTTTCGATAGCTTTATTAAGCTTCTTTAAACGATTAAATATAAATGTATACTCAGCACCAATTTCGGCTATATCCATAATATACTCTAATGTAATGTCTTTGTCAACTCTGGTACGTCAGGAACTCTAACTACTCTTGTAAGGTAGGCAGGTCCATTTGCATAGAGGAAAGTTCTAAGATTTGGGAAGCAGCAATGTTTGTAAGCTGAATAAGATGCTCGCACGTCGAGCTTCTGATTGCCGGACTTCCCATCCGCAACCGTTCCGCAATTGCAATCAGGTGGGCTAGGTCTTCCAACATACTCTTTGTACAATTCAATTCTACTTCTAATTGAGTTCGATCTAATTTTGTGTTCATATAATGCGAGATGTCCTAGTTGTTTATCTACTGCGAGAAGGTAAGCGCGGTCTTTAATGCGTACCAATGGGTCATCCAGAGAGGCCACAGTGTACCCGTCGAGCTGATCCAAATACCCAAAAGGATCATCCTGAGAGATCGTCTTGTCACGAAACTTGAGAAAGCTACGGGAAGCAGCAGATTTGACATCAACGATACAACCGTCAATGACACAATCCCTGTGCCCAACCACGCCGTCAAGAGTGAGTTCATCTTGCTCTCCTGTGACTTCATGTCCCGCAGCTTTAGCAAGACCGATTATCATATGCTCGATTATGTGCCCGAAGGTGAACTTAATCTTTGCATGTGGAGGAAGGGGTTCGGCAAGCTCTGGTCGATTGACTGAATACCACAACTGGCATGGACACTTCGGTCCGAGGGCGGACAGACGTAGACCACGCCGTGGTTGCTTTCTGAGGGAAGTCTGGACAGCGCTTGCAATGTCAGCACCCATATTGGATGCGAGAAAATCGGTGATACCATCTTCGCCTCCAACGAGTGAGTAGATGTCAGGTATGAGGGTATTTATGTTAGGCAACGCCGAAAGTTCCGTCCTTGATTTCTATGTAGTCGATTGCATGTCCTTGGGTGTCATCGAAGACGCCCACAACGAGACGCCCGGTCCGCCACGCATAACAGTCAAGGTCAGTTCTCCCGCCCTTAGGCCCATGCCAGACGTGAGGACCATCTTCGAATTGGTGGTGTCCGTGGACGACGTGTTTGCCTTTCCAGCCACCTGCGGTACGTTTGTCATACAACATCCAAATCATTTGTTCCCGCAAGTGTTTCTCTTTGTGAGAGAATTTAGAATTTGGGGGAAGGTTCATATTGTCCTGTGGGATGCCTGCGTGGACGAATACTTGTTTCTCTGTCTCAAAGTATAGAGGAAGGTTTTTCATCCATTCGATGTGAGCTTTAGGCACGACATCGTATGCATGGATGGAATAAGGTGCGCCGCCCCAGCCATAAGACTGTAGAGTTGCGTCTCCACCATTACCCACCCACCAACCGGGCATCAAAGGCGTAGTTATTGTCTCAACCATCATAGCCTCATGGTTTCCTTGAAGACACACAGAATCCCCTGTACGTCCCATGAGATGTTCGATGGTCTGCATACTCTTGGGGCCACGGTCAATGTAGTCACCGAGAGTAATAATCTTGTAGTCGTCTTTGCCAGCGTGATCGTAGATTTTGTTGATAGCCTCCAACAACAGATCATACCGACCGTGTAGATCAGCTATTGCGTAGTATTTCATATTACAGGTTCCAGATACGCATTTCTTCGGCTTGTTTAACCTTGAATGCTAGATTTTTCAGAGTATCTTCAGCCATGCTTTGAAGTCGAGGATCGTTGCCGTCATACTCTCCGGCTGCGTTACCGTTTTCACAGTATTCAATTACGAGTTCACAGAGAGTTTGGACGTCAGTTTTGAATTCTAACTTCATTTCGGCACCACCAACATTGCTTGGTAAAGATGACCAACGAAGGGATAACTAAGAATACCAATGATGAACCACTCGATGTGTTTAAGCTGTGGTCCTTTACTCTCTGGTTTCTTGTCGTCCTTCTTCTTCAGTTTAGCCTGTTCCTCTAGGAACTTCTCCAGCATTTCAGTCTCTTCTTTCTTCTGCCGAAGTAGCTCAACTAGATCAAATTTCTTCTGTTTCTGTCCCTTGCCAAAGCGCTTAGCTGGTTTCACAGGGACGTTCTTTTTGTCGAAGTATTCAAGGAGAGCGACAATCTCTCCGTACGAACCTTTTGCCATGTTAATCTCCGTCCGGGGGTTTGGGGCGGGGAGCAGAGCTTGTCATGCCCCCCATCGTTACCCCTCTTTGTTAAGGAGGTTGTCCCAGTTGCTTACGGAGTATTAAAGAACTCCAGCGAGAGGGAACTGCGATGAGGTAGTACTTCACGTGTGTCATATTCATCTCCCACGATGGATGAATGGGGTAGTTCGTGTGCTATCAGCAACTCCATTTCGTGGTTCACGCTAATCTGGCGTTACTAGAGTTGAGGTAGAGCTTGTCATACCGGACAGTCATTTGTGCTTGGTTCGGGTGTTTGGTTAACACTCAGTCGAACACTCTCTGCAGATATAGTCTTCCATGTTATCCGGCGTTTATGCTTAACCCAGAGCTAGTCATGGTTTGGGACATAGAGCTATGTAAGAAGCCCATCCACACAGACGGTTGAAAGACATCCTACGCCTTCGCGTGGGGCAGTCCCCCTAATCTTAACAGAGTAGCGGTGATCCCCTGTTTGCTTTGTTGGCCACTTCTTACCAACGGAAGACTTATGTACGGGGTGTTCTCTGCGAATGTACGCAGTATGTGACCCAAATAGAGAAACAGTCTACCGGGCGTAACCGACGTGACTAGGTATTAGATACCCAGACGGATCAGTTCTTCCTGTATTGATTTCGCTGTTCGTCGTCGCAAGACTTGCAGTTCACCACTGCACACAGCGGGGTATGCTACAGGGCCTTGTCCTTCCAGTCAAACGGTATATGACAACCCAATGGGCCATGCGTTCAACCACGGGCCACGGTTTCTGCGGAGAATGTCACGCAGGTCCTGATGCGTTCGAACAGTGCTCCTGCTCTACCCAGCGGTAGGGCCAAAGCCTAAGGGCTAGAGTAATCGGTTGACACCTTTCTGTAGTGTCGGTTGTTTTCCATTATCTGAGCTACGGACTAGACGGGAGATTTGAACCTCCATACAACCACTGATGGGTTTCATGCCATCTAAGCTTGCGGGCGTGGCGGCACTCGTCTCTACATCCTTTAAGCGGAGGGACCGTACCAGAGCTAGTCATGGCCATAAGCCTTATTCTCCTAGGTAAGACGTACCCTTCGTCTAACTTTCACCTGTGCAGAATAACATCTTCTATGGATACCCTATGTAATTAACTTACAGGCTATACCTGTAGAGTTGGGCTCTCCTGTCCTCTACGTTAACGCCTAAGGGCAATTCTACACTGCCGATGTACTTCGTTTGATGAACTCGTCTCACTGACGTTTCATCCAGTCCATACATCACCCTCTACCTCCCCGATGGGATTAAGAGTTTCAACGAGGACTTCTCAGTGCTGTCTACCAGAGCTAGTCATGGTTGGTGTTGGACGTAGCGTTTGCTCACTACCGTAGTCTCACTTTCCGAAGGGGAGACCACCCACCGAAGTAGGAACTGTAGGTGTTGCTGACTGTTAACCGGCGACCCGGACGTACATCGATATACACCTTGGTGTTCCCTGTTTTAGCCTCCGTCGGGTAACACAACGGGACTCCCTGACCTACGGAGTATGCAACGTACACCTGATACGATCACACCTGTACGTTGGGGTGAACCTCAACGCTTTGGACGCGGAGGCTCGGCTCTTCGTCAGCCGATTGCAAGTCGGTACACAGCGTTCGTGCTATCCGGAGATAGCTTACTTGCGTGTGATGTACGCCTTTCGGCCAGACAATACCTTCAACCCGGTCCACATCCGAGCGGAGACCTAGTCATCCTGCGAGGTAAAGGTCTTCTGCATTTGTACTGACGAAAACTAAAAGTGGTAGTCACAGGAAATACTCTGTGCGTTTAAGACTTCCCAAGGCTCTTGCGATAACCTTACTACCAAGTAACAAATTAAAAGACTTCCGTATAGCAGCCACCATCCTGAGTATCTGCCGATAAGCAAGCAGATTGTATATATCTCTACATACACCAGATAACCGATGGATTTTTAAATAGCTTTTAAAGTTAACAGTTGAGCGTTCAAAATCTGAACTTTGAATGCTAAGCGTTAAGCTTTAATATGTGGAGTCGAACCACAAGACCCGTAGGTCTTTTGCCGGTTTGCTAACCATAAGCAACTTGATTAAAAGTCAAGACCTCTTAAGGAGGTTAATCTTTGCTTATTGTTTTCTCACTTCGCTATAGAAAGTAATTGATACTGTGGAGTGGTCTCCAACTTAACCCTTATATCCCCCGTCGCAATGCTCAGGGAGTCCACAGTATGGGTTTAAATATTCAAAAGAACAGTAGCATTCTTGAGACTAAGCTGACCATCGAGTTGACCAAGGATATTCTTCATTTGTTCCTTGTCCTTCGACAGCTTGGCTTCGTCGATGTTAACGACGATATCAGCAGCTTTCTCGGTAGCTGACTTGTCGTTTCCCCAAGTGTATGACTTGCCTTGCACGCTGGCTCTCGCCTGCGCCAGACGACCTGTCAGGCTGTTAAGGAAGCGTTCACGGCCGGGTGCAATCTCACGTCTCCAGATCAGCCAGTCAGCAATAGGCTTCTCGACACCCTCAATGGAGATCGTAGTGTCTTCGTTTGCCTTCTGGATACCGACGCGGAGAGCGACGATACGTGCTTCAAGATCGGAGACAGCCTGCTCTGCTTCAAGGACAGCCTTGGCAGAACCACCGTCCTTCTCAAGCGGGTCCTTCAGGCTATCCAACCGGAGTTGGTAGCTTTCAATGAACTCCCGCTTGCTTTGGATACGCTTAAGAATAGTCTTAATTTCAGCTAATGCTTCAGTAATAGTCACTATATACACCTATATTTAATATCAGGATTATCTTTAAATATTGACTTTAAGTTCTTTTCAACTCGAACTCCGGCTGCTTCACATTCTTCTTTGCTTTCAAATTCTACAGGTTTCCACCAAAGACAACATCCGAGAATTACAAGAATGAATTTCATCACCAAGGGTCCTGTTCTGGAGAGGCAGCCAACTCTTTGATGTTAGCAGCTTCTTCTGCGGTTAATGATTTATCGGGATCATATGGTACGAGATGATCGATACGAATACTATCCCATCGTGCAGCCTTAGCCTTACCACCTGAAGGTGTACCGTGTTGGTAGACCTCTAGGCGAATAGTAGCGTCGCTGTCTCGTCCTATCTTAGTTCCATCCATGGGTTGGCCGGTGCTGTCAATCACCTTAGGAGCCGTAAAAGCTACGACCTTACCACGCATCATCTTAGTAGGATCACGACTGAATGATATATAGTATTGATTGTCTTCGTCCTTCTTCCATGTGTTCTTCACACCTTGGGTTTGAAGGTCCATGATGATCTCACGGGAGGCAGGGGTAGGGTAGAAGGTAACTGCCCACTTCTCGAATTTATTAAATGATACTGCGTGGATGTACTTGATCTTACCTTGTACGTCCACCATTTCGGTGCTAGCCATTAAATAGAAATATCCTTAGTCTTACGCAACCCGGTTACAGAAAAACCTGTAGCTTCGGGGAAATCTTCTTTAGCAAGAGTAATCATTTCATACTCTGCTGACTCTTCGTCATCCATGTCAACGACATACGGATAACGCATAACTACTTCACCTTCATAAACTGGCATCAAATTTCTCACAATAAATTAATAGACGTTTCGAACCTAACCACTCACCAGTGGTTTTTAAATACATATCAAACAATTCTATTTGGTCCTCCTTGTTCCAGATGGGTTCACACTCAATGTGTGTAAGCCCAATTCGTAGCGATGGTGTAGTCTTTGGCTTTGTCATTCCAGTAGCTCCCAGCTAACGGACATTTCAAACCTAGTTGTTCCCCTGCCCACTCAATAGACCTTGCTCTGATCTTAGCAATCTGCAGAGCTATCGTCATGTTGTTGGGACATTCGTCTTGGTTCTCGTCATGAATAAGATTTACAGGAAGACCCTCTAACGCTAATACTTGCGGATGTGCCCACACGGCAGCTTTCTTCATAACAATCGCTTCACCGTTTTGGAGATAGCCTGACATTGCAAGATGTCTGCGTGATCCCTCGGTATCTCCGGGGATGCGTACCTTGCGACCGTCCAGTCCTTCAAACCAGCCTCGTTTCGCATCTCTAGGAAACACTTCTTCACGAAGCAACTGCCACCCACCGTACCGAACCAACAGACGATCAAGAGCTTCTTTTGCTTCTTCCTTTGAGCATCCAAGTATCTCAGCGAGCTTATCAAGTCCGGCTCCGAGAAGCAATGCGTAAATGAACCGTTTGGCTGCATCTCTAGTCTTACACACACTGCCGAGAATTGATTGGTTAAGCGAATGCGGATCGGTCTTGTCATCTTTCTTCCCTTCGACTAAAGCGCGAGTAAACTCGGGCTCATTTATCAAATGAGCAAAGATACGTAGTTGGATGCCCTCAGCATCAACACCTACGAGCAGACGGTTCTTAGGGGCACACCACAATGAGCGGAGTTCCTTACCGAGAAGCTTCTTCTTGCCTGCGGTGTCGAATTCATTAGGGATATTGGCAGTATTGGGATTTTGGTGGGCCATCCGGTGTGTCCATGCACCGATGCCCTGAAAGCGTCCATGGATACGTCCGTCTTCTTGGACTAAATCCAACCACTCTGTGAGTGTTCGACGTCGCGCCTCTAGTAGTATTCGTTTAGCTAGAGTTCTTGCTGACGCGGGAGCTTTAGGAGGGAGGGTATCGAGATTAGCTTCATTGACTTTCCAGCCTGTCTTCTTCAACGATTGAAGCTTATCATACAACAGCTTCTTCTCGGTGTCAACCCCTTTCCTGTATTTTAATTGGTTGTACGTCCGTTCAGTATCGATATGTGTCTGAGTCCGGTCTACCGGAGACCACTTCGCTTGTGTGAGGATTTCGACAATCTGCTTGTGCGACGACGGATTAAAGCTAGTCCATGCGCAGCGGCAAAATGGCCCACCGTTATACTCAGATAGATCAGTACCATCCAACCACCGAAAATCAGTTCTGGATAACGTTCCATGCTTAGTCTCCTTAGGTGTGATCTCCCTTACAAGCTTGAGCTTAGGTGGAAACGCCTCAAGGATATCCTTATCAAGAATAGCGAGGTCAGCTTCGACTTTATCTAAAAGGTTGCGAGCTTTAACAGAATTAAAAGCAAAGCCATTGCTGTGAAGATCGTTGACGACCAACTGGAATTCATGCTCCAGTTTAATACTATCAACGTGTAAAGGATTACTAATGTATTTCTTGTATTTAAGATAAATCCGATGACAGATGTCCACATCTCGTACACAGTAATCCTCCATCTCTTGTGAATACTTACTGAAGTCTACGAACTTACCCTTAGGTATTCCGAATTCTTCACCGTAGTTTTCTATCGAATGTCCACTCCGGGAATAATCAATAAGTTTCGAGAGGATAAGCGTATCGTAATGTCGATTAGGATCAAGACAATCGTAACCCCAAAGGGCGCGAAGCACAACAAAATCATATCCGAGCCCGTTGTGACTAATCCATCTATCAACCTTCTCAGCGAAGGCAAGGAATGCATCTCTATCTCCTTCGTGAAATATATACCGTTGTCCGGTATCGATGTCTTTACAGACAGCGAGCCAGATGTGCTTCGGGTCAACGAGGGCATCTGCCTCAATGTCTATAACTATTCTCAAATAATCTCTCTAAAATAATCAAACACCCGCCCTAAGGCGGGCTTAACTTTATCAGGGCTTCGTTACGACCGTGTTACAGCCCTTGAAACCAAGGATGTTGTAACAATCGATGTGAACATGGTCGTAGATGTAGAGCGTTGCTGCTGCCAACACAGCGACGTAAACGATAGTGCGGAATACGTTCAAGCTACTTTCCTTTCGATGCCATTCATGAAGTGACGAAGTATCTCCTGCTCACCCTTAATCTCGATATCATAGATAGAGTTATTAAGGGTTCGCAGGTACGCGATACTTTCCCGGCACTGCCTCATGCAGTACCAAGTTGCGTGGTCAATCGGACCAATTACAATTCCCATAGCAGTCTCCTTGGTCACTTAAAGTGACTCTTGTTTTTCTACTCCTAGGACCACTGGAGGTTCAAACATATTCGAAAACCTCTGGGGATCAACAGGATAATTCAAAATCTTGCCATCAGGCAACCGCCATTCAAGCAGTACAGCCCAAGGCAGGTTCATAAATCTGATGAAATACTCATTGTAATCGACCTCTTTAGAAGCCCTGTGGCGCGTCCAAAAGTGGGTGCCTACTTCTTGTGCTGCCAACCAATTAAACTCATCAGTGGGCTTCCTAGGGCCTTCTGGAGGCATTCCACCGCCAGTCAAGACACGAAACTTAGGATACTTCGTTTGTCGAAGTTCTTCCTCTAAAGTATCCTCTGCTGTGCTCATTCCTTATCCTTTACTGCCCAATGAAATAATGGGTATTTATCTTCAAGTTGCTTCATGACCCAGCCTCGGAATACTCTCCCGAACCTCGACGGAAACTTCCCCGCTAGGAGAAGGACAAAAGTCATTAAAACTGCCTTCTGGGTTCTTTGGAATTTCATGGGTTTTCCCCATTGTTTTTAGTTGTTGAAGTTTGTAGTAGTCGGTGTTAGCAAGTACAATCATGGTGACCTCACGGCCTATGCTGTTTCTCAATCTCTGAGATTTCGGTGGCATTATAACCTAACTTAGCCAACGTTTGACGTAACTCTAATTCGTTTATAATACCAGCATTATACGCAGCAGTAGCATCGAGGTACATCTCAGTCTTTTCTTCCTGAGACAATCCATTAAGCCAGTTCATGTTCTTGCTCCCATACGGGTATGATTGAAGGGGACTCGATTGTACCAAACTCTTCACTAAGAGTATAACTAACCGGGTCGAACAACAACGTACCCGCTGGACCTGTTTTGGAGGCAGGTCTGTTCTTCGTAATCGTCATGTACGTCGTCCGCCGAGACCTGTCAGTCTCCGATGCAACGTCACGTTTGAGATCAATCCTGATGTGACAATTATTTAAAATCATACGGGAGCCTCTGGTCTGACCGAAGTCATTGACGTGACTGACCATAATCAGACCAAAGTCAAGCTCCTGTGTCATTATTTCGAGGCGGGCTGAGATGTATTCGAGGGCTTCCCTCTCACGATCTCCGCCAAGGCCAGCAACGGCCAGAGAAATAAGGTCGAAGTAAATCCAACGACAGCCACGGGCAGCAACGAGAAACCGAATAGTGTCGAGAAGGCTTTCTGGATTGTCAGAACCGAAATGACTGTAAATGTGCAGACGATCATCGGAGCGCACCACCTGCTTGAGAGCACTGTACGTCTCGCTAGGAGTACAACCGCTGTCTGGAAGGTGGACTGGACGGCGGAGTTCAATACCCGCCACTGCTTGAAGTAGTCTCTGCTTACTCTCTTCGAGAAAGATTGCGCCAATCGCATCGTCAGTTTCCTTCAGTTGGTGGTGAAGAAGGGTGTGCATGAATTCTGTCTTACCGACACCGGATGGTGCAGTAACAAGCACAACCTCCCCTGTCCTCAACCCGTAAGTCATTTGAGTTAAGGTAGGGAATGGATACGTAATACCCCATTTAGGTGGTACCGAAAGTTCCTTCTCCATCACATCCAACGAGGATATGATATTGTCCGGAAGGAACTTCTTGGCATTCCACCAGATGTTCCTTAGTTCGGACTCTTCTCCGTGTCGGAGGTAGTCGTTGGCGTCTTTGCGGTCGCCTCCGGGGAAACGAACGTCATATACTTTGTTGTAATCGAAGAGCTTAGCGACAGTAGCTGCAGCTTCCCTTCCCGGCTGATCTCCGTCAAACGCGAGATAGATGCGTTCAAAAGAATTGAGCCATGCTCGGTCGATACTGGCGTCCAGCTTACTAGAAGTAGAACTCCGCACAGACACCACAGGCGACTTAAGAACTTGCCAAAGCGATAGAGCATCTAACTCTCCTTCAGTTATGGTCACGTATTTGTGGCTGCCTGCCCCAAATTTATTACGACCAAACAGACCACCTTTAGCGATATCTCCGGTGGTCCTAAAACCTTTAGGTAATTCTCTAATCTTCATGGCACCATTAGGATACGGAAATCCTATAGAAATAGGCTTACCATCCGCATCTATCTTGGTTTTAGAATTGTAGAATTCAAATGTACTCTGATTAATTCCTCGTTGAGTTAAATACTCATACGTAGCTTTGTCGTCCAAGAAACCAATGCCCTCCTTGGGCTTATAGTAAGCACAAGCAAAGCAATACCCGTGTCCATCATCATAGACGCAATATGCATCTGAGGAAGGGCATGACGGACACGGGATATGTGCTTCGACGAGCTTACTCGAATTTGTAATAGTTTTCCAACCAGATTTTGGGATTGTCGAGTGAGTATTGATCGCACTCACGGATTTGCAGGAGGTCCCCGATCATGTCATCCCAGTACGACGGAATACCGACGTACATCCATGCTTCGACAGAACGGAAGTATTCGCGGGAGATTTCGGGAAGAGGACGTTCCTTGCTGAACTTCACCTGACGGTGCGGCAAATGGATCAATGTCCTGATGCGCTGGAACTGTACACCATTCTGGCGATGGATGTCAAGCTTTTTTATCCTCTGTGAGAAGATTGTATAAAGCTGGCCCTTGATCTTGGCCGGACGTGGACGAACACGGAAGTAACCACTCGGTTCGTAGTCCTTCGGCATCGGTATAGGAAAGCTGTGTTCCCCTAAATCCTTCTCGAACATCGTGAACTGTTCGAGGGTGAAGCACGCCGGATGCGTCGGCTTCGTACCTTCACGAGCAGCGTCTGCGATGAGATGATTGTTAATATTCCCCATCATCATGTCGTCAGGGATGAAGATATTCTGAAACTGAGATTGTTCGAGTTTCCAGATATCCGGAGTGAGGATGTTCTGTCTGTGCCATGACACAGCAGCTTCATCGACACCGTCAAACCATTTTCTTACTGCTTGAAGCATATTACCTCCATAGCGGACAAGGAAGGAGCGGCGGCTAATCCGCCATCACCGCCGCCCCTGAGACCTGTCAGAGGCATCTGACCGTCTCCACTACACTACGCTCGATTGAGTGTAGTGCCTAGCCGGTAGCAAACATCGAAGGCCGTTTCGTCTTCTGAGGAGGAGCTTCCCCTTCAGCCGTCTCGGTCTTCTCTGCCTTCTTCGTTCGATGGTACGCAATGATATTCCTGAACGACCATGCCATTACAGCCAGTCCTTCAGGCTTCGTCGTACCGAGATCGAGGAACATCCCGTAGTCCCACATCAGGAATTCATCGATGGACTTCAGGCCGAGTTGCTTCGCGAAGTCGACGAACTTCGCTTCGAGAGCAGCAACGACCTTCGGGTCCTCGACGATCTGGGCATTCTCGGCGATGAGTTTCTTCACCTCCGGCTTAGCCAGCATAGCATGGATATGCTTTCGTGTATCCGGCGACATCAGCGGAAGCCGCTCTGCCGTTACTGCCTTGTCCACGGGCTTGTCGTTGACCTTTTCCTGATTGACTTCAGGAATGTTGTCGGTGTCAAGGTCTTTCTCGCTGACGCGAGAAGGATTCTTGAGTGCCGGTAAACCTGCAGCACCCAAGCCGAGAGCTTTGACCTGAGCGAAGGTGAGAAGCTTGCCGGTATTGGGTTCGACGTAGTATTCGATTTCGACTCGGTCGGACCAACCTTGCGGAAGATAACCGATACGAGTGCCGTACCAACCCTTCTTGTCTTTGCGGCTGGTACATGAGTCAGGCGGAGCAGAACGCTTGACGATGTATTTCTGAGTGATAGCAGTGTCAGTCTTGAGAGGCTGAACCGCCGCAGCGGATTCAATGGCAGGCTTGGCATTCGCAACCGAAGCCTTCTCCCTAACAGTGCTCTTCGTGCCCGCAGAAAACATACTCGGCTTCTTCGCAGGAGCCGCCTCCGTCTTCTTGGCCTCGGTGGCATAACCGTGGGTATTCGACGACCAACCCCACGGGTATTCAGCGGCAAGATCACCCTGATGGAAGGTGATGGACTTGCCATTCGCAAGTACCAAAGTAATAGTACCCCGAGAAACCGACGTAAGGATCAGTTCCTTCTTGAAGTGTGGCTTCTCGAACTGGCTGAAGACCTTATCGAGGTCACCTTCCAGCATATCATAGATGTTCTCGACCTTCGGCTGAAGGTACTCCATCACCATATGATATTCCGGCGGATGAGAAGACCCAGTCTTGGCGTACGCCGTGTAGTTGCCATCGACGAAGGCAAGAATCTGCGGGACTTCCGCGTCGTCTTCGTCCTTCTTGATGACGAGGATATGCGGTGGAATATCAACCTTCGACAGTGCCGTATCCGAAGATACGAACTGAAAGGTGATGTCGCAATCTTCGAATTCCTTCAAGGCTCCTTGAATGAGTTCGATGTCAGCACCTTCATCGGAAGTGCTAACTAAGAATGCACCGTCCTTGAAGACGGTTGCTCCCCAACCATGAGGATTAGCCTTAAGCACGGCTTCCCAGAAGTCGTTCGGAGGGAAGTGGCCTGCTCTTCGGCTAACGATTGTACCCGTTTGCATCATGTGCTCCTTAAGATGCGGTGTGACTATTTATCAAGCAGTCACGGACTTGCGGAAAGACGAGTGAAACATATGTCGAGGCTTGGGATCAAGCTCCGACACAGCATCAGGAAGTTTTACCTTAACCAAAAGGTCTTTCTCCTTACGGCGTTTGATAGCTTCCTTCAGCAACTCAGGTGAGGGGAAGAGATCACGGACAGTAGGAAATGCCAAACGAAAGCGGCGATACAATTCCTTCTTCTCTTCATCAGAGTACACGCCGTGAAACCAACGTTCCTCGACTATGTGAACGAAATCATCGATAGCTTGTTGTTCGACAAACTCCCTTCTCTTTTTCCGTAACATCTTGCCCCGTCCTTTCGGGTTCGAAAGAACCCACTCCATATTCCTGCGCCACGGGACGCAGGTCAACCATGCTACGATAATGACTGCTCCCAACAGCCACCATCCTTCCGGGTTACCCCGGTAGAGAACTTCGACTTTATCCCATAGTTTCTCCATTGCTTTCTCCAAGTGTGACCAAACGGTCTAATAAAAAAGACACAATAAAATAGCCCCTTTCGAGGCAACGCAATATACTGGGGAAAGGAATGCCCCCGGTGCGTCGGGGCGGGCACACCGGGGGCTACGACGGTGGGTGAAGTCTCGGGAGGACTCTGCCGGATGGCAACCACCGTCATCAGAATGACTGGCTCTTGGGGGCACGTAAGTCCAAGATCAACGACCGAGTTAACGGGAGCAGGAGGTCGAAGGCAGTCAAGACAAGGGAGACTAGATAGTCTCAACCCATGTTATCTTATTCTCAAGAGCGATTTCTGCTCGCTTCTTATTGGGGTAAACCATACTACGGCGACAGAACTTCGCCTTGTAGTTGATTTCTACCCAGAACCACTGATTACCAGCGAAGAACAGATCAAGTCTGGCTTCGTGGTCATCGAGGTAATTGATGTGACATTCCTTAGGCACACCCTTAATGAAGGTGGCGTAAGTATTCTCTAAATCCTTAAGACGCAGTCCTCCCTCACTACGGCGGCCAGACACAATCTTGTCAATCGATACAGCGCCGATAGTCTCAGGTAGGTTTACATCGAAGGAATGCAAACGCTGGTAGTATTCCTGCATTCGTTCAGCATCGGGACCACGCCCGGTGTTGATGACCTGACGACTGAAGCTTACCTTGCCTACTAAGATACGCGCAGCCTTACCAGTCGTAGTCTTGCCTTGCGCGTCTTCAGTAAACGGTATTGGACCTGACTTAGTCAGGAACTTCGTGTCCCCTCCACTCAATCTGACGTAGCGGTTGCGACGTTTCATCTTGAGTATCTTCTGTTGGATATTCCGGTTCGCCATTTCTCTCTCCCGAAGAGTTAGTCATGCCTCGATCGTGAAAACATTATAACCCACCTAGGGTTGTAATGCAAATGAAGTTTTAGACTTCCGGCTTCTGTTCACTGACTTCCGGAATAAACGGATGTTCAGCCTCCAGTACAGACAACGCCGTGTTCCTGAACTGATCGAACGTAATCTCGACCTTCTGCATGATCTGGATGGGCCTACCACCGACGGGTTTGCCACCTTCTTCATACCATTTCACTGGGAAAGTCTGACCAGTAAACTTATTGTAACCAAAGTAGTATTTTGTCATTGACAACTCCGATATTTGTGTGTATGCTGCGCGAACCAGCGCCGTTCCTATATCTACTTAGTCCTCTACCTCAGGGACTACCTCGATAGATACCGACTGACACGTAGGATGTAACAGCCGCACCACCGTCTGGATATCACTCCACGGTGTATTACGCGGGAATTTATACTCCCATGCGTCTCCGACGTCACTGTCGTCATCAACGATTAATACCTTAAGCATAACCCCTCCTGTACAGTGGCTGGCGGGACCTGTCAGACCCCGCTCAGCGAATGAATTTTACTTAAACAATGATTGAAGGAACTTACCCCTCTCATTGGATTCCCGTTCGAAGGAAATCCAACGTTCGACATGTCCTCGGACATCAGGGGATGCATCACGCAAGTCATTGGCACGCTTGCGAAGCTCAGCAGCAGCACGCTCAAGGTTACTTGCAGTGATCTCAAGAGATACCGCAGTAGTCTCGAAGTTCTTGTCGATCTCACTGCAGAACTTCTGGACAGGCAGTGGCAACGGTGCCTTCAAAGCCTCTTCGATCATACGTAAGGCTTCGTCAGGGTCATTGCGAGGGATGTTGTGTGTCGTGACATCCTTGGTGAAGGCAACAGGTGTATTCATAGTAGCTCCCGATATCTGCCAGCTATGCTGGCTCAGTTGAGTATGTTAAGTGATTGACGGTTAACCTCGGACTTACCAAGCTTAACCCACGGAATACCATCGACGTTAAGCCGATGGAGTACACGCCATCCTACGACGAGTAGGGTGCGGTGTTCGAGCCCACCTTCAGGGCAATACCATATCCACATTATGTCCATCTCCTGTTGTCGTTGTCATGACGAGGAGTCTTGTAGAAGTACGGCCATACACACCATCTATCTACCCAACCCCAAGGGATCATGAATTCAATCCCATTGATAAGCAGTTTGATGAATGCTGGCTTAGTCATAGCGATAGATCGTATTTAGAGTTTCGATAAGATGGTTCTCGAAATCAATACGAAGAACCAACGACGTTACCGTCGTCTGACCTTGCCGTTCAGCACCTAACACAGGATGTTCTCCCGTGCGTTGAAGCCATGCCCGATACTGCACATGATTGACTTTCTCAAGTCCAATCAACTGGCAATTAACAATTCGTTTCATGAGTTAACTCCCGATTAACCCAGCGATGTGCTGGCGTCAGCCCTACACACAAAGGAAGCAGTACGTCTGCTTGGCCTACGTGTCATGCCTTCACTAATGATCTACTGTGCACTGTGGCAGGGGTTACTAGATCATAGAGAAAAGATGAACACAGAGAGGACGAGGTAGACGCAGTTCCAAACCTGTGCATAGGACTGATGTCAGCACACCCACAAGGGGCGTGCCTAGACCTAGGCGTGAGCCTTGGCCTGCTCTGCCTTGAACAGAGCAATCCATTGGTCATCATCGAGATCGTCGTCCGTTCCCATCACGAGATCGAACAGACGTTCATCGCTGATACCTTTGGTTTCGTCGCCGAAGCGACGTCTGTACTCTCCGATATCGAGAGCAATGTAGTCTTCAGGGGTATAACGTTCTGCCATGATGGCTCCTGTTGAGTAATACCCGTGTTTATACTCCTCGGGTCAGAGTTGTCTGACTTCAGGTTTCCCTCAGACAAGGCACTGTTTTGCTAGCTAACCAACGGGCGTCACCGAACGATGGAGGACTTGCTCGAAGCAGTTCGTTTCCCGTCGTCTCTTCCTCCATTATTTGTATTATCCCACAAACAACTCTTGATTGCAAATGAAGTCCAAGACAATCAGGCTTGGTCTCTGAGTTATAGCTATAATCGTTTACTACCCCTACCCCACCATGTCCTTGGTTTAGGTAAGTCAAAAGGTTATGTGGACGCACCTGCACACGAGTTATGTGGACCTGTCAGAAACGACAGTGTGACATTTAAGACACACTGTGGTAAAGATACCACACCCGCTGGTATACAGTATACGGTATGCCACCAGACGCGAGACAAAGAAAAACCCCCGGCCATTGCTGGCGCGGGGGTGAGTTGGTTAGGCTAGGTTAGTCGTCGGTTCCCGTCTTCTTCTGTGGTTCCGACTTGCCGTTGATACGCTCGTCATACCATTTCGCATTGGCGTCATAGAAGCCCTTGAGATTGAGGTACAGAGCGCAAACGCTTTCTCTCAAGTCTTCATTGTTCGGCTCAACGGCCCGCTTGCGCAGCGCCGCACGTTCCGCAGTATTCGATAGCCGGGCATTGAAGACAACCAAACCGGTATCGAATTCTTCGACGCTCATTTTCTCGCCCATGGTTTCCGGGGTATCCGGTTCACCCTTGGCACTGTCAATGAGATTGCCGACGGTTCCACCTTCGGGCATGGTCAATGCCTTGGCCGGATCGAAAGCAATGATTTGGCTGGCGCTGTATTCCTTACCCTTGGCGTGGTCCGGTTCACCATCGACAACCGGAACCAACCAGATAGGCTTGGTTGAACGGCTGATCTTGAAGAATTCAGCCGAACGGTAGTCCTTTGGCATGACCGGGCACTTCGGATCGCTTCCCTTGATCCAACTCCACTTAACCAGCGGCATACCATCGATTGCCGATAGCTTGTGGTGCAACTGGATGGACGTCCGGAACATCTTCCGCAATGCGTCGCGGTGTTGCTTCGCAGTATTGAAGATATCCCGAAGTTCCTGCTTTCCCTTGCCCTTGAACCGGGTAACGGAACCAGAAACCTTGAGTTCATTGGTCGCGTCGTCCATATCGGTTTGAAAACGCTTGCCCATAGGCGTTGCGTAAACCAAATCGTCTGTGAATACGGTACGGATTTTGCCACCCGCTACCGCCTTCTTCTCAACGATATCAGGGGAATAGTTCGTTCCCTTGACGTCATCAGCCGTGCTGCCGGGATACGGACAATTGTCGAATTGGTCCTTCGACCAAACCCGCTTCAATTGACCGAGAATATCCAGCGTCGATTGCTTCGACTTGATGAATGCTTCGATGCAGGTTTCTGTCTCCGCATAGAAAGGTTCATCGAACCGGGCAACCAACCCGTTGATTGACGGATCAGAAATCGCAATGCCCTTGAAGGCTTCCTCTGCCTTCACAAACAACGCAATCTGATCCTCCAAATCCATCTCAATGAATTTGGCTTTCGTGACGTTCTGGACGATATCCAGAATGCCCTGATCAGTCACCTTACAGTCATGGCCGGTTTCGCTCTCAAATGTACTACGGATTGTCTTCAGCAAAGCCTTGTCCGCCTTGCTGATGCCCTTGTCGGCCGAACCTGTCAGAGTGTCAGGAGCGGCGAAAGAAGCAACGGAAGAGAGCAACGCCTTATTCTTGGAGTTAGCCATAGCTTTTAGTCCTTCTGTTGTGTCTCACATTGCCCGCGTCTAACCCGTGGTTGTAAACCTTTCAGATGTAAGTCGGCGGCCCAAAAATGGACCATGTAACCAAAGCCTTTCGCCATTCTACTAGGTCCGGACCTACGTCAACAGGGTCAGACCAAAGTGTTACCTCTGTTTCATCAAGTGAGACTATCAGAGGAATAGCAGGCATTGGGTAGTTAGGTTTCGTCCAACCAATTGCGTATTTGCTAGGCGGTTGTTCGTATTCTTCAAGGCTTGGATATTGGACTGTCACGCTGCCGCGCGTATGAATGAGGCTAATCATAGCGTCACCATTGCGGCAAACCAGACAGTCCACACGGCCAAACCTGTCAGAGTGATAGCGTATTCCCACGGGTTAACATGGTTAGTCATTGCTCTATTCCTTTCCCCGACGGGTTAGGCGTAGGCAATGCAAGACGGTTCACAATGAGAAACAACCCTAAGCGATACCATTGCACGCTGGCTAGGTATTCCCGGCTTAGTAGCCAATCAGTTACCCCGATCAACTCCGAGTATCCTAAACCCGACAATGTCCCGATGCAACCCGAGTTATGACGTTTTCTTTAGAATACTTCTAAACCCAACAAAAAAGAGCTATGCGCGTATGTCATAGCTCTGTGTACGATAGCGTGCTTAAAGCTATGCGTTAGACGCATAACATTCGCAGGTGCACAACGAATAGGAAGGCCAACCAATGGCCTTGGACCTTCGACCATGCCAACCCCCTGCCGATTGGATGGCTATTCCCTGACCTCCCTAGCCTCGCCTAGCCCCTAAACGTATGGTGCAATGCAATGTGATATGCCTCACATAACCCTTCGGATAATCCTAAATCCATTGCTGATAATCCGAATAATCTAACGTATGTGACGCTAGGTCACACTAATGAGAACAAACCAAGGCCAAGCTATCTCACCCCCTATTTGTTCTGTTTTGATAATCATTCGCAGGTAGCAAGGTTCCCCCTTACGTATGTATCTTATGTTATAACATAAGTATACTTAGTAACCTTAGTATAACACCTTACTTACTCAGGTTACTGAGGTTACAAGGTATCAACTTACGAGTGACGTAACTTAACATTCATCACAGTCTTTTCTGCTCTTGCGAGGCATTCGCAACTCACGATTGACGATTGAAGACATCCGTCAGAACTCGAAGCGGGGGGTCGGGGGGTCACGAGACGCGCATGAAGTGCAGTCCAAAAATATCGCGCCAGAATTTCTGAGGGAGAGAGGGGTACTTACGATCAAGCAGTTTAACCTTTGCTTTTCCTCACACTAACCTCTCCCTCATTTACACCTCAAAAATATCTCACCAAGTTTTTCTTTGAAAAACGCTACCAAAATTTCCTACCCATCGTTAGCATTATCGTTCCAAATACTCCGATGACAGCAAAGAAACCTAAGAGATACAGAAATCCTACGTATTTGTCCATTTATTGCTCCTCTGCCAGCTATGCTGGCTCCAGTACATAATCAAACTAATAATCCCTAAATTAACCAATAAATACAAATCATGGTTCATTTCACTAAAACATCCTTTCAAGCCTCTAGGAAGGCTCAGTATAACTGAAATTCAGGGGTGCTACCTTGGTAGCCTCGGTACATTTAAACGCACCAGTGGGCTTCTAATTGAATCCTAGGGCCTATCTAGGAGCAGTGGTAGATCAGTTTGTTCCAGCAATCTACAAAACCTCGTTCATACTCGGATTTCAGGCCTTCGGTAGATAATTTGCCGTTCATAAGATAAATTGATTTAAGCTCCTTTGGGAGGTAGTCTTTCATCTTACGCCAGTGGTGTAGTTCGTCCATTACTTTCTCCAACTGCTTAGGGTTCATTCTTCGATACAATTTACTCAAACCAATCAGGATGGTTGCGGGGTTTACCTCTTTTTTCAAAACCCCCTTGAGCTTCTCTATAAATCAAATCTGAATGTTTATTATGATTCATTGCTGTTAAATACCCACTCCATAGTTCAGGATTAATAGGTTTAGGTTCTTTATTGTAACCTATCCCAGACTTTCGACGTTCTCCTGCTTTGCGCCGGGAAACTATTGATATATCTACTAAATCCATTATTTTATTGACAAAATCCTAAAAAAATATATACTTTCTCGAAGTTAGAGTTTAACTCTAATTAATGAATTAGTCAAGAGGTATTTTTGTCTTAAATGACGATATTTCCCTTGACAAGGGGCTTATAAGAACTGCTAAGCGACCTGCCCTGCAGTATTCAATTAACCCTAATAATGGAACAAATATGGCTATTTATAAGAACCGTGAAGTCGCGGTGACGTCTATCACCCCTTCGACTACGAACACCAAGCTTGTCACCATCATGTACCCGACTGGTGAGACTGAGAACGTCGCTCTCGGTGCAGTCCGTCTGACTAAGGATGAGAAGAAGTCTCTTCAGAAGCAGTATCCGAATGACTTCGATGACGTCGCTGAAGCAAGCGATGAAGACCTCAAGTCCATCCGTCTTGGTGTCGCTCCGTCGTATGACAGTGATCGTAAGGCTCAGGCTGAAGCACAGGCTACTAAGGATGCTGCAGAAGAGCAGAATCGCAAGCTAGTCGAAGCTCAGAAGAAAGAAGCCGACAAGACAGTCGATGCTAAGGTGAACAAATGACACTTGATGGTTTCGTGATTGAAATCCTCCGAGGGCTTGCTTTCGGCATTGGATTCGCTATCGCCTTCAACCTAGTCGGATATCCTTTCCGCCGCTGGGTTCCTTAACCCCTTAAGTATACCCTAGGGTACTTATGTATCCTAGGTTATACTAAGTACTAAGTAACCTTAGTTACATTAGTTAATATTAAGTAAGATACTTATGCTTAAGTTACAACCTAAGAATAACCTAGAAGAAGCTTTAAGTAAACTTGACTTACAAGCTACGCTTGTGTTGTTGAATATTTTGTCTTCTCAAGCGTTAAGCTTACAACAGGCAGAAGCCAAGAAAGCTAGGATTTCTAAACTTATAGAACCTGAAACAGCTATAAGGTTGCCAGACTAGTGGAATTTATTATTCAAAATCTTGATTCTATTATTAAATTAGCTTTAGCTGGTGCTGCTGCATATGGTTTCTTTCTTGGTCTCCGCTTTGAAATTCAAGGTTTGAAGACTGACATAAACCATATCAAAGAAAATCAACGTAGTCTTGCTGAAGCTTTTACACAGTTGGGTAATATTCTAACTAAAGTCGCCGTCCAAGACACCCGTATTCAAATGATCGAAAAAAAACTCGACGAATTGTCCCACGGACAAGGTTTCGTCCGTGTGAGTAAAACTTAATGGCCTATACAGGTAAATTCGCAGCAGATGGTTCATGGAATGTCGCAGTTGTTAACGGAGCAACCTATACGGGGCTTTATTCTCCTGATGGTGCTGTCAATGTTTTTCAATCAGTAACCTCTGGACCTATAGGCTTATATGCCCCTTGTGGAGCTTATAACGTCACTGTTCCGGTCACCCCTTCTGGAATGCAAGCTGCTAATGGCAGTCTTAACATTTCTACTACCCCATATACCAACGGTGGACAACATGTAACTGTTGTCTCCGGAGTGTTAGTGTAATCGCTAAAGAAAAACTCTCAGACCTTCAACTTCGTCGTAAAGAACGACGTAAACAAGCTGAGTCCTCCCTCGTAGATTTTATTAACCTAGTACAGCCTAAGCGTGTACTGGGCAATATCCATAGAGAAGTCATTAGCTGGTGGACTAGCGGTAACGCGAAGAATCATCAGCTTCTTTTGTTACCTAGAGATCACATGAAGAGCGCGTTAATCGCTTATCGATGTGTCTGGGAGCTTACTAAAGACCCTACTCTTCGTATTCTGTATATTTCTTCTACTAGTAACCTCGCTACTAAGCAGTTGAAGTTTATGAAGGATATTCTCACTTCAGACGTCTATCGGTTGTATTGGCCTGATATGGTCGAAAGAGAAGAAGCCAAACGCGAGAAATGGACTGAAAGAGAAATCTCCGTTGACGACCCCCGTCGTAAAGAATGGTCAATACGTGATCCCAGTATTTTTACTGCTGGTCTTACTTCGAATATTGTTGGTATGCATTGCGACATCGCTGTACTTGATGACGTCGTTGTATCTAATAACGCTTACACTGAAGACGGTCGTGGAAAGGTTCGTGACCAGTATTCGCTCCTGTCTTCGATTGAAACAGTAGATGCAAAAGAATGGGTTGTTGGTACTCGGTATCACCCCCTTGATTTGTATTCTTCCCTCTCCGAGATGGAAATAACTAGTTATGACGAATACGGTAACCCTGTTCACAAAGATCAAAATAGCTTATTTGACATCCGTGAATGGCCTGTCGAGACTGCTGGAGACGGTACTGGAGAATTTATCTGGCCCCGGTCTCAGGGACCTGACGGGAAGTGGTGGGGTTTTAACCAAGAAGTTCTCGATACCAAACGATCTCAATACCTCAATAAGGTTCACTTCAGAGCCCAATACTATAACGATCCACACGACATCGACAGTTCCCCGATCCAGAGAGACCTCTTCCAATACTACGACCAGAATTATCTTTCCAGACGGGACTACAATTGGTTTTTTAAACGGGAACGTCTTAACGTCGTGGCCTCGGTTGACTTTGCTTACTCCACAGGAAAGAAGTCAGATAGCACCTCCATTGTCGTCTTGGGTGTTGACGGGCAAAACAATTACTACATACTAGAGATAGATCGGTTTAAGACTGATAAGATTTCTGATTACTTCGCCCATATACTGGCTCTCTACCAGAAGTGGGGATTTAGGAAGATCAGATGTGAAGTCTCGGTAGCCCAAGCTGTTATTGTCAAGGATTTGAAGGACAACTACATCCGTCCCCATGGCTTATCCTTGTCTGTCGATGAGTTTCGCCCTTCTCGCTGGCAAGGAAGTAAGGAAGAACGAATTATGTCTATCCTTGAACCTAAGTACGCCAATCATCAGATTTGGCATTACCAAGGTGGTAACACCCAAGTCCTTGAAGAAGAACTGGTATTTACTAATCCGGCACATGATGACGTCAAAGACGCCCTCGCGAGTGCTGTTGATTTCGCAGTACCTCCAATGAATATGTTTAATCACCAGAAGTTAGTAAATGAAAAACCTAATCAATTCCACGCGCGGTTCGGCGGTATGCAGTGACTGGTAAGACACTAGAACTAGAAAACGTCCTTTCACCTGATTTGCTCGCTACTCGACTGACTGAACGTTGGTTAGAGTGGGATACACTCCGTGCGAACTGGAAAGTCGACAAGGAAGAGATACGCCGTTATGTTTATGCTACCGACACAAGCCAGACAACTAATAGCAATAACCCGTGGAAGAACCGAACCACTATCCCAAAGCTCTGTCAAATCAGAGACAACCTCTACAGCAACTATACCGCAACGCTTTTTCCAAAGCGTAAGTGGCTTATATGGGAAGCTAATGAGCGAGACTCCAACGACGTTGCAAAGCGGGATAGTATTGTCAATTATATGTCTTGGGCTATTGAGCAGCCTAGTTTTAAGCATGAAATTGATAAGATTATTCTGGACTACATTGACTTTGGGAACTGTTTTGCCACTGTAGAGTGGGCAGATTACCGGACTCAACAGCCTACAATGACCCAAGCAGGGTATATCGGTCCTGCAATACGTCGAATTAACCCCTTAGATATGGTTATGAACCCCACGGCAGAGGATTTTATGTCTTCTCCGAAGTTTGTACGGTCTATTATCTCCATGGGAGAGCTAAAAGCCCTCCTTGATCGTATGACTAACGATCAAAACCAAGCAGAATACCAAGAATTATATGATTATCTCAAAGATGTGCGTTTTAACGCACGGACCTTTGACGGGGATTGGTCCCAACGGGATCGACTTTACGCGATGGATGGATTTAGTTCATTCCGTGCTTACTTATTGTCAGGCTATTGTGAAGTACTGACGTATTACGGGGACTGGTACGATCAATATACCGGCGAATT